ATGAGCGTGGCGTCAGGCGCGGTGAGTACGAAAGAGCCCTCGGTGGTGTCGACGCCGACGACAGCGTTGTCCGCACTCATGCTGTAAGTTGTGGACTTCGCGACGTGTGCGCTGGCACTCGGCACCGGCACGCCGGACACTTTGTCGGCAGCGGTCGTGTTTTGGGGCGTCAGGTTGTTTGAGCTGACCTGATCGGTCATCTGCCCTGTGCCGCTGGTGAAGTCGTCCGAGGCGTCGTCGCCCATGCGCCACCAGGCTTCGAGGTGGTCATGCCCGGTGAGGTCTGTAGGGACCCCGCCATTGTAAAGCGCGGCGACCTCTCCGGCAGTCAGCTCATCATCGAAGAATGCAAGCTCATCTACGTTCCCGGTGAAGTAGTAGCCGCCCGGTAGGTCATCACGGGAGCCAAGCACGAGGTCCGCGATGTTCGCCGTACTGGCAGAAAACAGCGCACCGCCAGCGAGAGGCGCAGCCACGAGAGAGCCGTCCACATAGACCAACGGCGCTGCGTTGGTCCCGCGGACGACGAACACGCAGTGATGCCAGCCGCCGTCTGCCAACAGCGTAGTGGACGTCGTGTTGTGCTTCCAGTACGCAGAAGGCCAGGTATTAGTGAGACTGAGCGACAGCTTCCCTTCATTGCCACCCGTGCCATCACCGTAGGTGACCTGATAACCCGCGTACGAGGCAGCGCCGGGAGACTTGCTAAGGATGAAGCTCAGCGACGGAGCGTACCCTGCGTAGATCTTCAGCCACATCGAGATGGTGAATGATGAAGACCCATCCTTGTCGAGGACGTTCCCGCCAGTCATGTACTGCGACGTGTTGTCTGTTGGGACAGCTATGTCCCCGAGCATCGCAGCGTACGTGTTCGTGAAGGAAGGCACCGCCTTCACATTGGGCTCCAATGTGGCGTACAGCTTCACGCCAGAGCCGTCGTTGATCGCAGTCGCGTGTACGATGTCGACTGCGCTAGGTGTCTGCGTGATAGAGGGATTGAAGCCCTTACCGAAGTAGAAGACATCCCCGAACGTGACATCCACGGCGGTCGACGCATTCTGCCGGAGCTGCCAGGTGTAGCTCTGCCCCTCTTCGATGTTCGTTGGGTTTTGAAGCGTGTTCGTTCCTGACGTGTCGAGGTCGACAGAGAACACGATGCCAGTGCTCACGTCTGTGCTGATTGCACCGCCGACATTCGACACCTGCCCTGGAGGCGCTTGAGGAAGTCCGTATTTGTTCGTCATCTTACGTCCGTCCGCTATCGAATGACCCAGTTAGTGCCGTCAGAAACCAGAGTCACGTTCGCGTAGTCCGATGTCAGGGTGATTGATGCTGCGCTTCCATTGATCGTCTCAGAAGCGTTCGGGTCTACGGTTATTGTGTAGGTCGCACCCTGCACAGCCATCACGTCGATGGTCTCGCCGGTATGCCCTACCGCCGTCGGGAGGTCGACTTCGACCACGGCGGCTGCCGTGACCTTGTACAAAGTGTTGTAGGTTGATGCCGCGTAGGTCGGGCCTGAACTGACGGTGGTGACCGTGAGCGCGCTTCCGCTTGCCGAAGGAAGCGCGGAGATTAGCGCCCACTTCTTCGCCCACCCGTCAGCGCTGTCTTCCAACAATAGACGGTCACCTGCAACGACAGCGGCTTTCTGCGCCGCTTCGGCGTACTCCGCGTCTGTGTCGGTACGGATGGACGGGCCTGCGGGGGAGGAATCGTCTACGTTTACACCGTCTTCAAAGATGGGCATCTTGTAAACCTCAGGTTGTTATTACAGGGGATATGCAGGGCTCTGTGGTCTTGCCCATGAAGCCCTTCTCGCCGTCAGGCTTGAGCCCCACTCTCCCACCCGCCACTTTCGTGACGCTCTGCATCGTGAGGAAAAATGAGCGGCCGCGGAGCATGGTCTAACGTCCCTGGTCGAAGATTAGCCGAGCTCGAGCTTCAACGGTAGTCCCCGCCGTGATGATCTCGATGCGGTCGTCTGGCGTCAGCGCAGTGAAGATGGGCGCGTCGGTGAGCCGTACCGTGACTGCGGTGGTTGTGGCAGTGGACAACGTCATGAAGGTGCCGTCAGGCCATCTCTTGCGCACTGTCCAGGTCTTAGACCCTACGCCGAGGATGAGCTCGACCTCTACCAGCCATACATGACGCTGGCAATCCCTGATGATGGAGTTGTGCTGCGCCGTGAACTCGGAGCCGTCGAACAAAGCACCGGCCACCTTGGTGATGCTCAGCATGTCGAGGAAGAATGATCTACCCGGTCCTATCGCCATGGGTCACATTCTCCCACGGGGTGCTGCAGCATGGAACTGCTCACCACCAGGACCAGCGGTCGCTCCGGCCATGCATCCAACGGTCTCGAGGGATCTCTACAAGCTGTCCTGCGGCCCTGCGGGCGTCCCTTTCGAACCAGTTGTCGTGGTACGCGTGCTTGTCCTTCTGGAAAAGGAAGATGAAGACTGAGTGGCTCACATACGCGATGGGCTGCAGCAGTCCAAGGATGAAGATCTGAAGAGAGTGCCTGCCCTCGTGAACCATAGTCACTGTGTACCGAGGCTTCTCTTCGATGGTGTCCCTGAGAATAGAGGCGCCCATGACCGCGGCGCCGGCCCAGTCCTGCCACAGCTTCATGTACCAATGTGCCCAGCCGAACTCCTCCTCGCGGAGCTCGAAGAACACCACGCCGTGCTGGAATTTGTAGAACCGAATCCATCCAGGGATCCAGGCGAAGAGGATGTACGCCCACGAGAAGAAGAGGGGCGTCAGCCAGTTGATGCACACGGCGATGAGAACCCATGTCAGCCAGTCCATGCTTACTCCAGTGGGGGCTAAGAAAAGGCGCCCCCGCGCCTGTGCAGCGCTACGCCTTTTGTGCCCGTCTGGACTTTACCACGTGGATCAGCTGATGAGCGAGACCCGAGAAGAAGGGCAGATGGTCCGCGATAGCGAACAGAAAGAAGAAGATGTCGTGCTGTGGGTTTCCGCAAAAATGCATGGTGGTAAAGGGCCCCGGTTTCCCGGGGCCCCCTCCGTTTAGTGGGACTCGAACTGCAACTTCGCGATCAACTGTTCCCGAGACAGGTCATGGTACCCAACACCTGCGGCATCGGCCAGCGCTTGCAGCTGGTCATCGTCCATGAGCTCGAGTTCGTCGGCGCCGCAAACCAGGTCCGGGCCCCAGATTACTTTCCCTCGTCGTCACCATCTGCGTTGATGTAGTCCAGGATGTTCAGACCCTGCACGACGAGAGCTTCGCGGTCGTACTCGGTCTTGCCGTCTTCGTCCTCTTCCTCGGTGTCCGTGGTCTTGTTGATGAAGATGTCGTGCAGCAGCGTGACTGCCGTGACGGTCGTCTCCCTGTTCTCCGCAACCGCGGCCTTCAGGTCCTTGTTCTCCTTGCGGATGGCCTTCAGGTCCTTGATCACAGGCGCGAGCGCCCCTTCGACCGCGGCGGCCACGATGGCCTCGAGATCGACATGCCCTTGCCCATTGCTGGACTCAGGTTCGGGCTCGCTGGTCTTTGCCTTGGCGGGGGTACGTTTGGTACCCACGGATGGCTTGCCGACCTTGCCCGGTTTCGCGCCCGCCTTGCCAGGTGCCTTGGATGTTTTGCCGCCTTTGTTGATTGTAAGTTTTCCCACTGGTTTCGTTTCCTCTTTTGGTGCCCGTTTCGCAGGCAGTATCAGGTCTAGTTTGCGTTCCCGCCGGAGGATTTCACGCACACACTGGTTCGTCGACCAGAATATGACAGTGTCCACCGGAAGCTCGAACAGCCCCTCAGGATCGCATAAGTACTTCCGTAGAACGAGGGCTCGACGGGGCAATCGCTCACCACCGTCTTCGTCATCAGGCTCTTCCCAGCGGAGTTGGTACTCCCTCTGGTCTGCCGTCATCCCCTCGGTAATCATGCCGTGGAAGTCGGGTATCTCGACGTCCATCAGGTCCATGTCTTCATCCTTTCCTTTGAATCGATGCGCAAGCGCAATAGCTCGGATTACGCCCTGGCCGCAGGTCTCGTAGGCCCTGGCTCTTGAGAGCAGGTCTCGATGGGCAAGCTGTACGTAGTCTTCGCATTCGCGTGTTGTCGTAGCCGTGATCAGTTTGTCTGCATGGAATGTGCTGCCATCGACCACGTGAGCACAGCCGGTGAGCATTGCGCAGGTCTCACAGATGCGTTCGCTCAAAGCATCTGGTCCTTGTTGCGTGAGTAGCAAAGCGCCGCTTGAACATCAGGGCAGCCTGGGCAGTTGGGGCAGCAATCTTTGGGTGCTTGCACCTGCAAACTCTTCCAGTATCTGCGAAGCCACTTCGATTGTTTGAGCTTGATGAGCTCCAGCGGGCTATGGACGCTTACTCCGCTAAGCGTCTGCAGTGCCTCGATGAGTACTTCCCGGCTAATGGCCGCGGTGACTCCAGGCATCTCGAGCCGTTGCGCAATCGTCAACAGCTCAGTGTGGTTCATGAGCTCCCACTTGAGGCGGAAGCTCGGGTCGAACTTAGCCACCTAAAAACTCCTTCGGGTCCAGTACGTACACCCTGACGGCTACAGACGCCACCTTGCCCAGCACCTTTCTCGCGACGTTCTCAAATATCTGCGAGTCATTTGGAATGCCTAAGGCTGTAGTGAGCGCATCCTGTAGGAACTTGATTCTGTTATCCACATCAATGGTCTTGTACCGCCACTTCGACCCTGGTTTATTCAGGATGTTCGGGAAGCACAACGTGAGTTCCAGCCCGTAGATAACCTCGGGGCTGACAGGAAACTTGCTCGCACCGACGATGTCCTGCGAGACGACGCGCTTCACGTGCTCCCTGTACTCAACCCCGGTCTTCTTCAAGAAGACGCGCTTACCTCGTTTGCCATACAGGTCATTGACGCTGGGCGGAAGCTCGAAGGTGTAGTTAACTTGGGAGCTTGATGCCTTTTCGCTTGGCTTTGGAGGGGACTTTGGTTTTCTTCGCAGGTTTAGCACGCGTGGTACTCCGTTTGGTCGTGGTACTCCGTTGGATTCGCTGGGTCCTTGGCTTCTGGTTCTCTACACGACCACCAAACCCGCGACCTACAGAGTGTGCTTCAGCTTCTTGTCCGCGCATTGTGATCTCCCTGGAAATGGCCTCGAGGTCACGCTTGGCGATCTCTTGCATGGCCTTCATCAACTCCCAGGTAACCTTCAGCTCTTCGTAATGAGCGTTAGCTACGATGTACCGCATGTCCATGCGTGTACGGTCAGATGCCTTTTGGTCGTTCATCTTCTCAGTGTGCTTGTGGTGCTCACGAACCATCGCCCAGAGCAGGCGCTCCTGCTGGCGAGCCTCGGTCTTTTCGACACCACTCTTCGCAGCTTCTTGTACGACGTAGGCGTGCCAGTTCGCTATCAGGAAGTAAAGGGCAGAGAGGTGATCGTACCCCAGCTTCTTCACTACAGTGGGCAGCCGCCCATCGAACTGGTCACCTGCGGACAGGTCTTCGAACAGACCCTCGTGCTCTTCTTGTAGCCGCGGCCTGGGCCGACGGATGAAGCCAGACTTCTGCCAGCGCTCTACTACTCGACCGGCGAACGAGTAAGCCTCTCGTCCGGATTCTTCATCAGCGGCGAAGTTGTCTAATTCGCTTTGCAAATCGAGAGGGCTGGTCATGCTTACTCCTTTGCCCCTGTGGGCAGCCGTGTTGGTACTGGCACTGCTTGCAGTGCCAGCCGGGGGTAGCTACGGGTCGCTTCTTCTTTTCCGCAGCTTGTAGCACTGGTAGGATGGTCTTGTTCTGAAGGCTATCCCAAATCTTCTGGTCGAACTCGACGACGTGCTCTTTGAGCTCGCTGGTGTTCTTACAGAAATACAGGATCAACCCAAAGGGTGAATCGTCCGTTGCCATGTAGCAGGTGAGCTGTCGGATGTTGTCGGGGAAGGGCTTGTTCTGAATCTTCTCCCAGCCGAAGCTGCCACCCTCCTTGATGCTTTTGATCTCCATGGTGAAGCGCACTCGAGGGAAATCGAAGGCACCGTCCGCATGGCTTGAAATCTCAAGCTCACCGTTCTTGAGAGACTTCTCCGCCTCAAATTGTACGTCGTACATCGCCTCGAAGTGACCCTGCAACATGCCATGCATGGCGGTTCCGATGTCCCAGATGAGTATCGTCCGTCCATCGAAGTCTCGGTCAGGCTCAACCTCGCCAGTTAGCTCGAAGTACACCTTCAGTAAGCAGACGGTAGGCTTGGCAATCGTCGACGGGTGGATGCTTCCTTCTCGACTGGCGCCGTTGTACCCGACCTGGAACTGGATGGTCACCTGCTCTCCTTTGGGAGAGTTCAACCATTGAAGGTAGTCGTAGAGGTCGTCTAGGACCGTGACCTGTTTCTTAGCCTCCTTTATCTCGGAGGGGCTGGCGTGCTGTAAATCGTAGATGGTACGAATCTCACCCATTGAACAACGCCTCGAAGTGCCGGGAGTCCAGGACGACGAACCTCTTGTGCGGGAACACACCCTGGAACTCTACTTCCATGAAGGGAATCTCAGGGCCCTTCGCTTCGGATTCTATCTTCATCAACTCGTCCAGCTTGAGCTTGTACTCCTTGCTGCGCGTGAACTTGCACTCACCGCGGCGGTCTCCTTCTTTGTGTAGGTCACCTTTGGCGCGGGACTTGTTGCCTGAGCCAGGTTGTGTCCGCATGCCGTAGCGAGATGCAGCCTTGCGCTCTTGCTCTTGGCTACGGCGCTGGTTGTCATTCTTCTTACGTAGCTTAGGTCTCTTGGGCTTCACAGCAGTGAATAGCTCACCGCAGTTTGGGCAAGTAACGACGTTGCTCTTACGTGCGAATAGCGCGTCCTGGTTGACGGTGATTGTCTTCGAGCAATCGGGACAATCCATCTCGAACGTGTTGTCAGACCCGCTCACGAATACCGTACCAATATCCCTGCTCGCTCAAGCGCTTGCTCACGAATGAGCTCCTGTGCCTCAGGGTGGTCAGCCACGAAGTTGCCGAAGTTCTCTTTGCCTTGGAACTGCTCACCTGCGAACTTGATCCAAGCACCGGACTGCTCAACGATGCCCATGTCGCAGGCAACCTGCACCATGTCGTCGTAGATGGATGCTCCGCCGAACCAAGTAGTCTCGTGGTCTCTCCAGAACACAGGCTCAACTTTGGGGAAGTGGTAGAAGTCGTACTTCCCATGCTTCCCATCATGAGTACCTGCTTTGCCTTTGGTCAGATGGAACCGGACTAGCCGACCGATGGGGTCAGCCTTTGAGTCAGGACGTATCTGAGCACCACGAGTGAGCTCGAGGCTCGCCAAGCAGGCATGCTTCCAAGCGAACGCACCCAGCGCACCCTTGGTATTGGGGTCATACTTGGTGCCGCCGATGTTGGCCCTGGCCTGGTTGATGCCGAGAAGCGTTGTCTCCAGCATCGTACCGTCAGGTCGGTCCATCATGAACAGCGGATAGGCCATGTTCTGATACGTGGTCACGACACCTGCAGGGCCGCCGTAGTGCCTGTCACTGACGTCACCTTCTTCGACCATCTTGGTCAGGAACGCGCCCAAGGACTCGATGATAATCAGCTGGAATAGCCCAGCCCTCAGTGCAGACAGCACGATCTCGAGCCCTGTGTCCGCGGTGTCCGCAGTAAGGATAACGACGTCACCGATCTGGTGCTTCAGGTCTGCTATGTCCTCGGGGCTGAACGGGTCCATGCCTCGCTTCTGTCGGACCTCATCCATCTCAGCAATCTCATGGTCGCTGTACGCAATGCAGAAGCTGCACATTCGGGCGAAGCTCTTGTCGGGGCGGATCTCTGTAGAGAACACGAGGATGCGCGAAGCATCTCCGTAGTGCTTTTGAACCTGCCCTGCGGTGAGATTGGCGAAGTAGGTCTTACCGACCGACTCTTCACCTCGGACTTCTACAGTTCCGCCGGCATGCCAGCCTCCGCCCAGCGCGAGGTCTGCGCTTAGAATGCCTGTAGACCTGCGCAGTATGAACGGAGTCTTGGCCTCCGATGCCAGCACCACCTGCGCTCTTCCAGAGTGCGCTTTGGCTTCTTGTGCAAGCCATTGGCTCGTTGTGAGGTTAGCTAGAGCTCCTGCTTTCTTGGTGGGAGCCTTCTTCTTGACGGCCGTCTTCTTTTTTCGGGAAGGGGCCTTCTTGGTTGTCGCTTTCTTAGTCGCTGCCTTCTTCTTCGCTGCCATGGGCCCTCTTCTCAAAAGGTTTCGTCCCATGGGTGGGGCAGGCCCGACCGCTGTCGAGCACCTCCTTGCACCACGGGCACCTGTCATCGCTAGTCTCGCTAGCTTGTTTCGTCATTTCGTCGTCCAAGGCGACGCCGTACTTCTCCATCATGGGGACTCCTTAGCTTGGTAGAGGGCCTGAACTTCAGGATCAGGCGCCGCTCCAGCATACGTGCTTTGCCTCCTCCTGGGGGCTTATTCATGCGCGGTGCCGCCACCTGCCATTTGAGAGTCCCAACCCCTCGAAGTTTGACGGTTTCCCCGTCCAGCAGTGCGCCCTGGACTTCATCCAGGAAAGTGACACAGACTGCCCTTGCTTCGTCCTCGTTGTACCCAAGCTGCGTTGCAACCCTGGCTGCGAGTTCTTTGACGTTCATTTGGCCTCCGAGTACCTATCGACTGCGCGCACATCCACGGGGACAGGGACCGCGAGCGGCCACTCTCCATCCGCAAAGGGATGCATCATGTAGTCGGTAACGAGCTCTATGGAGCGGTCAACATTCTCTTCGGGGCACTCGCCCACGAGTTCATCGTGGACCTGCAGAAGCATCTTGTACTGCAGCATGTTGAGCTCCGCGCTGTTCTCGACGTTGAGCATAGCTGCTTTCGTCAAGTCTGATGCGCTGCCCTGAATGGGTGCGTTGATGCTTTCACGTTCTGCGTGGGAGCGGATGCCCCCCTCGTGGTGGTGAATATCGGGAAGCCTACGGCGCCGATTGATGATGGTCGTAACATGCCCGTCGCGCCTGCACCTTGCGTGCATCTCTCGCATGTAGAGCTTCACACCTGGGTAGATGCTGAGGTACTCGTCGATCTTTTGCTTAGCTTCTTTCTTCGGGATCTCGAGCTGCTTGGAGATGTTGGAAGGGCCGGCGCCGTACATGATGCCGAAACCTACGGACTTGAGCTGCTGCCTGTAGAGCAGGAGAAGCTGCTGTCTCTCGTCAGGATCGTCACACTTCTTAGCGGCGTAGACCTCTTCGTAGTGGATGCCCATCATCAGGGCAACAGTCTGACAGTGGAGGTCTTTGCCATCTAGGATGGCCGCGATCATGCGCTTGTCTTTTGAGTAGTGCGCTAGGATGCGCATCTCCAACTGTGCGTAGTCCCCGACCAGCAGCTTCCAGCCAGGCCGAGTGATGAATGCGTATCGGACACCCCACTCGTCGTTGTCGTTCCTGGGCATGTTCTGCCCGTTGGGTGCCTTGTATGAGAAGCGCCCTGTGCGAGCACCGTACTGTTTGACGCTGGAATGGATGCGTCCATCCCGGTGATGCCTCGCGTAGATGACCAGGGGCCATACGTAAGTGTTGAGCAGCTTGGCGACACGGCGCCGGCGGCTGATGAACTTACCGATCTCGTGGCCTTCAGCTGCAAGAATCTCGAGCACACTTGCGTCAGTGGATGGCTGCGGGCCTTTAGCTCCGCCCTTCGTCCACTTGATGACGGGCAGCCCTTTACCACCCTCGCTCGGGTCTCCGAAGAGTAGGCGGTTCAGTTGCTGGTTGGAGTTCAGGTTGACAGGCCATCCGGCCTCCCTGTTGATCTCCAGGTCCATGCGGTCGATCTCTGCCTGCATTTGCGGGATGAGACCTTCGAGGAACTTCAAGTCAACATCAATGCCGCGGCGCTCCATTCGGAACAGTGTGCGTGTGATGGGGACTTCGAAGTCGTGGAAGTACTTAAGCATCGAGTACCCGCCACCCATGTCGATGCATGCGAGGAGCTCAGAGATGTGCTCGTGCAGGAGCAGCGTGGCGTATGGATCGAGGGACGTGTAGTCGCAGACCAGATCGCGAGGCAGGTGCCTCAACGCAGTCTTGTACTCGGTAGCCGCCCTGCCGGTCTCAGGATCGATGCATCCCTTGAACAGGTCTTTGAACTTGGTCATGTTCAAAGCCTTCCAGGGAGTCACTCCTTCGAACTCACCGTCGTATGAACGGATGATGCCGTCCTTGGCGCGGTCCTTCAGACCCATACGGTCGTGAAGATTCTCATCCAGTAGGAATGCACCAATCTGGGAATCCACGGAGTTCGCATTGTAGATATCGATGCCGTGGTTCCAGCTGATGTGCGCGTCGTAGTTCATGTTCCAGCCGCAGAGGTTTGCGTCTGGGTTCTCCATGAGAGCTACGAAGTGGTGGTAGTCTTCACCACGTAAGCAAAAGCGGCGATACCTGTCGCCGAACTTAGCGGACAGACCCCAGAAGGTAATCGTATCCTTCATCCAGTCGAGGTCGTCAGTTCCCTTGTTATCCTTCTTGGGTAAACGAAGAGCGTTCGTCTCTGTGTCAAAGCCGATCCAGTCGCCGTTCCGGCCACCTTCTAATTCAACTTTGCGCAAGAAGAGACGTCTGACCTCGAGGGCCTCTCTTTCCGACCCGATGAACTCGGGGTCGGGTACATCAAGGTTGAAGCGTGCGTACGCCATGGAAATCTGAAAGGGAGGCCCCGAAGAGCCTCCCTCCCAAACTCACCTCTAGCTCGCTTCGGACCGTTTCTGGTAGCGCTGGTGCGGCGTGCGGGAACTCCCGCCACCGCCACCTGGGGCGAACAAGTTGTCCTTGTTCAACCGCTGTTCCTGAATCGTCGGAGGATCAGGCGCGTAGATCGCATCGAGGTCGAGGCACTCCTTGTGGCGGTCAGCAATCTTCTGCGCTGCCTCCAGAGCCTTGCCCTCGTCGTTGATGGTGGTATCGATCTGGTACTGCGGGTCGAACAGCCGGGGGTCGGGATCGCCAACCTCAAACTTGTCGCAGACCGTTTTGGTCTTGTCGCTGACCGTCTCTCGGCGCACCCAGATGGCCGCGTCGTAGAGCCCGTACGGATTGCCTTCGCATTCGTCCGTAGAGCAGACAAGCTGCCCAATCGGGTTGCCGACGTAGTTGCACTCGGGGCACTGCGCCTTCTCGTCGTTCACCAGCGCGCTGAGCTCGGAGTCCTCGTTCTCGAGAAGCGACCAGGTGCTCTCGCACGTAGCGCAGGTGACCGTGTGGTCTGACGTCTCGATGCTGCAGTTCGACTCGTCGCCGGCCTCCGTGCATTTGCCGCACGTGACCAGGTCGACATGCGTGATGCCGCACTCTTCATTCCCGCAGACGTACTGAGGAACGTACATGAACTCGCCGCAGTCCTGACACAGGCGCTCGATGCGCTCCATGATGGGATCCATGGCGCCGTTCCAAGCCGCGGCACTGAGCGCGACGTGGAATCGATTGCCGTAGACCTTCGGCCAGTCCTCCTTGCAGTACTTACACGACTTGTTGCCGCAGATCTCACGGGACTTGTACGTACCGCTCTTGTCGTCCTTCTGGAACTCGACGACGTGGTGCCACGCCTCGATCCACCCACTGAAGGCGTACGCGGTCTGCGCGTAGCACTTCTTGAGCAGGTCATCCGGCTGGACATCGTCGAAGCCGAACCGACGCGGCTTGCCGTACGCGCAAACGAGACACTGCTCGCCGGCGCACGTGAGGTAGAAGCCCTTCGACTTCTTGGTGGGGATGGGGATGTAGTGCCGCTTGAAGCGTTTCCAGGGCAGCTTGATGTTCAGATCGGGGTCTGCGTAACCGTCCCCGTCGGGCATCTGTGCTCGGATGCGGAGAGAGTGCGTGGGGATGTTGAGCCGCAGGCCGTTTGCCCAGGCCCCGCCTTTCTTACCACTTCGTTCTGATCGGTCTGCGTTTCGTGAAGCCTTGCGGCTGTGTCGTAGTCCTGACATGTAATCGCTTTGCCTTTCCCGTCGCTCGGGTTGCGTTATCGAGGAGCCATTGAGCCCCTGGTAGATCAAAGTCGTCGGGTTGAGCCTCTAAAGGACAATCCGACGGGTAATGACAGGCATACACTGGAAACGAAGCGTTGCCAAGCCTGTCTGATATGTTCGCTGTGCCTTTTTGACCCGCCTCGTTGGCGTCCAAAAGTATCCATGTTTTCGTGCCCATCTTGCGGATGAGGCGCTCTTGAGTCGCGGACATGTGCGCGCCCATCAGGGCGACTACGTTGTGAAAACCTAACTGCACCAACCAGAGGCACGCCTTGTACCCTTCAACGATGATCAAGCCGTCCTTGTTGCGACCGTGGTAGATATCGTCGAAGACGAGGTGTGCTCGCCAGAGGTGATCGCGGATGTCACTGCTCGAGTAGTCCGGAAACCACTCGCCAAGTTCGCCGAGGTCTTCACGACCTTCGACTATTCTCTTCCCGGTGTAGACCTTGTACTTAGGATGCTTGCCTTTCTCAGTGGCCCTGCCGCTGATGCCTATAAGCTGGCCTACGAAGTCTCTAATGGGGAAGGTGATGCGGTCGTTGCCGCGGTCGTACCCAATCTGGTGCGCATTCAGAATAGCTTCCTCGAACCCATTATCGATGAGGTCCATAGGCAGGAAGTCGTACACGCCTAGTAGGGCTTCAGGGAGAGTGTGAACACCTTTGAGCTCACGCTGCGCCTTTACTTGCTGACGCTTCTTTTCAAACGATGCGTTCTTACGCCGGTTCTCTCTGGCGTTCTTCAGCTTCTGCTGTATGACACGTGTTGTACCGGCGCCGATTGCCTTGAGTAAGTACCCGAGGTCACTCCCGCTCTCCTGGCAGCTGAAACAGCCCCAGCGCCCAGATTCTCGGTGAACCCAGAATGAGGGGGTGTTGTCTGAATGGAAGGGGCAGCTAGCCTGCAGGTAATCACCTCGGGACTTCACCTTCTCCAGGTGATCCTCTGCGATTTCGTCTGCTAGGTAGGTCACTGTGACCTAAAGCGCTTCATGTTCTTGAACGTGTCTGCATTCACTTCGGGACGTTCTTCCCCTCGGCCTTCACCAGCCTCTTCCCTGGCAGCTTCTGCAGCAGCTTCCTTCAGCCACTTGCGAGCTTCTTTCGAGGTGAACTCTTCTTTGATGACCTTGAATTCGTACCCAGGAACTGCTCTAAGCAGAAAGCCATCCAAGGTACCATCGCGGTTGCCGCTCAGCATGACGGCGATTTCACCGTACTTTCTTTTGATAGGCATCTTTACCCCAGCTTCTTCTTCTGGGATGTCGTTGCTTATCTGCCTGGCGGTCTTCATACCCTTGTCCTTCTTGGACTGGTTGCCGAACTTGGTAGGTAGGTACAGGCCAGGTGCTCGCTCGGCTCTTCTAATTTGCCTGCCTTTGACGGCTGCTTCTTTCCGTTCAATCTCGGCTTTCCAGTAGCCCTCGTACTCTTCCTCGTATAGCTCCTGGCGCCCTTTCTTGAGAACGACGCGCAGGATGAGGTCAACCTCCATTCCGAAAGCGTCCGAGCCGTACACGTCCGTCAGGTCTTCACCAGCTTTGCCCTGCCCAGACCTGTTGGCCTGGAGGGTGGCGACGATGGGCACGTCCAAATCGACTGCCATCTCTTTGCCCTGCTGCGCGAGGTGCATGAGCTTCTCTGTTGTGGTTGCTCGATTGCTGACTCCCTCGGGGATGAGCTTATACATACTGTCGAGGTACACAACGGTCGGCTCCCACATGGAGATGAACGCTCTGAGCTCGCCGAGCGTCTTAGGCCGGTCAGGTCCGCACAAGCAGATGAGGTCTTCTCGGTCGAGAAGGATCTTGCCGTCGAGTATCTCGTCAGGCGACTGGGAGAGGTTCGCCGCGACAGCGTCTAGTACCCGCTGGGTGCGTTCCCACAAAGGCTTGGGAAGAATACCGTTCTTGAGTACCTGGTAGTCCACCTTCGCGAAGATGGATGCAAAGCGCAGGATGCTCTTCTCCCTGCCCATATCCCCGGTCCAGATGAGCACTCTTTGCTTGTTGACGAAGTAGTCTTCGGCAGCAGCCAGGTACATCAACCAGGTCTTCATCATCTTCATCCTGGAGTACAGGACGATGAAGTCGCCTTTGTGCTTGCCGAGGGTGTCCCTGTTCAGAGGATCCCAAGGCCACTTGATACCCCAGTTCTTACCAGTCTGTGCGAGGGCGTACTGCTGTCGCACGTAGGTAGCCATATCGCTGGCGCCGAAGCCTGAGTTCCCCTTGTGGCTAAGGCGTATGCGCGGGAGCGCCATCTGCATGAGATTCAGCGCACCCTCGGGGTCGTCACCAGACTCAACGAGCTCTGTGAAGCTCTTGGCTAGGCTGGTCAGGTCCGATTGGATAGAGCCTAGCTTCAGCTCGTGTACGAGAGACGAGAGTCCTGTCCCGTCAGAGTCCATGAGTATGAAACCAGGGAACCTCTTCTTTATCTCCCGTAAGCTGGGAAGTTCTCCCGTCGTCTGGGGGTGCTTGTAGTGAGCACTCAAGTACTTGAACAGCGCCTGCGGTTCAGAGTCTTTGAAGTGCTCTGACTTCAGCCCCTTACTGGCTGCGACGTTCATCCCTTTCTTACGGATGATCTCAGTAAGGACTCTGTCTTCAATGCTCACGAGTTAGATTCCTCCGAGACCAAGGCCCCTTTTCGATTCCGCAGCGACTGCGTCGTCCGGAGGGCCTTCTGACTCAGCCACGTCCGCGCCCGCGGCACCGGAATCGAAGAAGTAGTTCGCGTAGTCTCTCTCGAGTCCAGCGATGAATGCAGCCAGCTTCTGCTGGGTGTCCGTGGAGAGAATTGTGTTCGTGACTTCCACATGACCCAGCATGCTACCTGACTCAGTGTCGAGGTAGATTACCTTTGCGTTGACCGCAGGAGAGCCTGCGGGATCAGAGACACTGACGAGAGCTTCACCACAGAAGATAGCGTTGGCCGCAACACCCGTTGAGCCTTTTGCGCGTTTGTGCATCGGCTACTTTCTCTGGTAAGAAGGACGCTTCTTGGCTTTCGGCTGCAGGGCCTTGGTCGGGACTTTGGACTTTGCTCCACCTACCTTCAAGCCGGGTCGCTGCTTCTTACCAGTAGCTGCCGCTGCTTGTTCGGCGGTCGGGGCGTCGGTCTTGCCCAGTGCTTGAGCTAGAAGCCCGCTCATTTCATTGAATCCCTTCAAGCAGAATTTCTTTGCGAGCTTCTGCGCCAAGGCATGCGCTGCGTGTATCTCTTCTTCGGTTTGTCCGCAGGTGAGCTTGACGTTGACGAAGCAGCCGGCGGCATTGCCGAAGTCGCTTACCTTCATCTCATCACCCACAGACATGGAGGCGTTGCCGTCTCCGATGATTGCTGCCAGTTCGTCCATGTATTCCTCAGGTATTGTGAAAGTTTCGTAGTAGTCTTCAAGTGCGTAGTCGCCTTGGTAAGCGCTCGCTATAACGAGCACCCTATCTAAGAGCGAGACGTCTACAACTTCAAGGTGTTCCATCTACTCAGATGGAGGGAACCGAAACAGACGTGGTTTGCTCCCTGCGCTCAACGAATGCTTCCTGTAGGAAGACGCCTAGCTCAGGGTTCTGTGTGATGATGATGCGCGCGACGTCCGCATCCAGCTTGATGCCTTTGAACCCGCCGCGAGTGAACATTGTGACTAGCCAGTTGACCATGGCTTCTGTCTGCTCAGGGTCTGTCGAGTTGCGAATGCCGTCAGCGAAAAGCGAGTGGACATCCTTGTCGTCGTAGTGCGCCTGGCGAAAGCTGCGCTTGGCCGTGAATGAGCCTACGGACTGCTTGTGCACTGCGACCAGGGGCTTGGCGCTGATGATGAGCTCTTCCGCGGCTGTGCGGATGACGTCGATAGCTTCCAGAGCTTCACAGGCTTCGGGGAAGTTCTCTTCGAAGGCAGCGTTGGCTGCGTGCACTGCTTTGATGGCTTCTTCAGCCTCTTCGACTGCGGCTTCCGCGGCTTCCTTTGCGGCCAGTGCTGCGGCTGCTTTCGCCGCGTCCTTCTCGGCCTGGGCCTTGCCCACTTTGCTGGGCGTCTTATCGGACGATTTTGAGCCGACCTTTCCGGGTTTCTTTTTGACGTTTAGCTTGAGTACCACGGGATGCTCCTTTTGCACGAACCTGGTCGTACACTTCACGTAGTTGGGTTGCGATGTCTGTAATGAGTTCGAGGTCGTCCAGCGTCTTCTCCGCAGGCCCTTGCGGGCGCCACTTGTTTGTGGCCGGATCGACAGTGTCTTTCTTCAAGATGTGTGCTGGACACAAGATGGGTATGGCCGAGTACGGAACAGCTTTCTCATACTGACCGGGGATAATAATCTCCCCGCGCTGACCATGCTTGACCGTAATGCCTGACCACTCTTTGCCCATCAAGGCTTCCATGGCCACGGCACCTACGGGAACTATGATGAGGGGGTCTACTAAGTAGATCTGGCGGTACACGCGCTCGGCACACGCCTTGCGCTCGGCGCCGGCGGTCTTCCTGTCCAAAGGTGGGTGGCACATGACGATGTTCGTGGTGAACACGTCTGCCCTGGTGAGGTTGACGGCACTCAAGAGGGCATCGAAGATCTCGCCGCTGGCACCTACGAACGGCTCACCCTCTTTGTCTTCATCATCGCCAGGGGCGCCACCTATGAACATCAGGTCCGCGTTAGCGTTCCCGTTCCCGAACACGATTTGTCGTCGGGTTTCGTGGAGGCCGCAAGCGCCGCAGTCGCGCCACTTCTCGTACAGTTCGTACATCTGCGACGAGCGCCACTCGCGGGACCAAGGCTCTAGGTTCAACTGCCAGGCCCCGGCTTTCTTGCAAACGGGCTGGTACCAGGCACCATTTCAATGCCAGTAGCCGCCAACTCGATGGACGCTTCGACGGCCTTCACCATCGCCGTCATGAGGTCTTCGAGGCCATTGTCTTTCACGTCGAACACTGTAGTAGCAGAGGTCGTGATCTGCTTCAGCGGACCCTTCAAACCAAACAGCGGAATCAACGTGACCGTGGTGTTGACGCCCAGGAAGTCTCCGTTGCGCTCCCTAATCGGTTGCTGGAGTTCGAGCATCTGCCACACCTCGGTCAGGTACAGGGACCTGGAGGTGTCTTCTTTCCAGGCTTCGTAGTCGGCGTACGCTCCCGCTTCTTTGTCATCACCGTCACCCTCGAGGATGCCGTAGTAGTACTTTCCGCCGGGGGTAAGAACAACCAGTTTCATACACAGTCCACCTTGCTGAGTTTGTAAGGCCAGTCGAACGCACGCAGAAACCTGCGCAACGACCGACCACACTTGACGCACGCGTTGATCTCGGTGTCCTCGAACACCCGAACCAGCGGAGCCAGCTTGCCTTCGAAGACTCGTTGGATGCGACCCCAGCCCTGCTGTAGGTCATTGGAGTTTGAGAACATCGTACAGACGTAGAGAGTATCGAGCGGAGGCTTGTCTAGCCCTTCTCTCGATAGCTGAAAGGTTCCGAAGACTGGGTTGAAGGTGTCCAGGATGCCCATGCGAACTGACTGGTCCGTAGCGCCTACGATGAGGCCCGCCTTGGTACCCGTCCGTTCTTCCCACATCTCTGCGAGCATCTTCAGCTGGTCAACGCTATGGCTAAGAACTAAGACGTTCCTCCCAGCGTTGAGGTCGTCCGCCAGCGTGTCCAGGATGTAGTTGTTCCTCCAAACCAGGCACCCTACGTGAGAGCGAATCCTGGAGAGGTTCATATCTCCGTTCGTATCCCTGATTCCTAGCTCGTCTTCCGGAGTCAGTTCCCATTGCAGCTGGTGGAACAGTGTCTCGGGGATGAGCTCTTGCTGGATGTCCGAGTAGAAGACCGGCCCGAGGTGGGACTGGTAGATGTTCTCCATCCTGTCTGTTCGGGTAGGTGTTGCTGTCAGTGCTAGGCGCTGGCCCCAGAACAGGTCTGCTGAACCTACGAAGAAGGGCGCGCTCATGTGGTGGCCCTCATCGAAGATGACCAGTCCAAAGTGCTTACGGAACTTGGCGGACCATTCCGCTCTTCTCCCGGCCAGCGTATGAACTACGGCGAGGACGAGAGGCTTTCCCTCCCAGTCTGCTACCTGACCTTGGATGGTTCCGATGTCGTCCGGCGCCAGGTGTAGATGCTCTACCGCTCGAGCTACCCATTGCTCAAAGAGCGTGACGTTGTTGACTACGACGATGGTTGGGACCTGTAGATACGCAGCGTACTTGAGGCCCAGGACCGTCTTGCCTTTGCCGCACCCCAAGTTGAGGGTGCCCTTGCCGGCAGCCAGTAACGCTTCCCAAGCGGTCTGCTGGTTCGCATCACGAAGGTCTACATGGTCGGCGAACTCCACCTGGGGGAAGGGTGGGCGGATTACCTGAGTGCGCGCGCCTAGCGTTTCAATGTCGTCGTGGCTAATGAAGTCGCGCGGGACAATGATGTGGTCCGCGGTCTCATCCCACAGCCGAAGCTCTTTGCCCTTCAGACCGATGAGCATCTGGGTTTCCTCGTCGATGTCTTCGACGGCGCCCTGTTGTGCAAAGGTCAATGTCGCGCGGATCATGTCCACGTTCACGATGCCTTTGGGGATGATCAGGTTGTTGGTGCTGTACGCAAGCTGGGGGTCAAGTCGGTGGAACCTGATGCTCACTTGAAGAGTTCCCGGAGCCCATCGCGGATGCGACGGGAGAGGACCTTCCGTTCTTTGGGGGGTAAGGTCAATTCGCAATCCTCCAAAAATTGGGCAACCACCTCGACGACCACACTGGTCGTTCCTGAGATGAAGCCGTTGGTCACTGCGGTGGGTATGTGAACGCCCAGGCGCTCGGCATGGGCGAGCTCGCGTAGAGTGCGTAGCTCGTCCTGCTCGTGTTCCTGGATGTCGTAAAGTTCGATTAGTTGCTGGAGCTTAGGTCGTGTAGGCGTTTGTTCGTCCAGCTCGTAAGCTTCGATGACACCGTTGGCCATGCTGAGCGTTTGCTCAACAGGCCAGCGTTTCTTTCTGCAGGCCGCCCGAGCGGTCGCGAGCCTGGTTCCTAGCTCGCGACCGTGGGCGCCCATAGTAGTGTGGGGGTGGCGTGCATGACGTATGTACTACCGACCGTCACCCCAATAATGCTGTCGGAAGAACTCCGATCCGAACTCGAAGAATCCTTGGAACGCGCCCCAAGAGGCTTCCTTGTAGAACATCTGGAAGAGGGTGTCTCCCTGGTCCTCTTGTTCTACCTCGGCCTTTGACGCGGGTCTCTTCTTTCCCTCGTCGCGTACGGCGTCGGCTGCTGCCTTCTTGCTGCGAGCCTTATCTCTAAGGCTGTTCATGGATACTCGTTGGCGATCCTTGCCTAGTAAGGATGGACGTCGGCTGACTTGGCCTGTTTTCTCTTTAGCCCACTCCGGCTTGGTCTTGTTTATCACGGTGTTTCTACGTTGCCCCAGGCTGGGCGCACGCGTCTGAAAGCCATATCTCGGCGTTGACGCGGGCGGCGATAGCTTCGTATGGACCTCGGTTTCGCAGTCGTTGAAGTAAGTGCATGACCTGCACTCCTTGTCGTATGCGAACTTGTCGGGGTCTGCGAAGCAGCATGGGCCTCCGTACTCGTGGTTGGCCGGGCAGTTCTCACAATCTTTTTCTGTGCGACCGTTGAAGCAGTCCGAGGTTACCTCCTCGAGCTCCTTCTCTTCGCGGTTTCTGTGGCTGTATCTCTTTGTGTTTCTAAGGGTCAGCAGTTTGGCTAACCTCCTGTTGCCTACAGTATTGATTGGCTTATCACCTGGATTCTTCAACTTTTGCATCGGGTTGCGCGCCGGTACAATGGGTCCGTGTCCTACTCAGGTGTGACCCTAGACTTCTATGACGACGGCGGAGCCACGCTGAAGCGGTTCTTCGCCAGTGCGGAAGATCTCCCTGAGGTAATCAAGACCGCTTCAGTTCAGAAGCCACTTCAGGTCTCGGACGACGCGTTCGCGCTGACGATGCTCGACGACGGGCAGGTGCTCAAGAAGTTCGCGTGCACGGATGCGGGCACGACGGCGATGTCAGTGTTGTACTTCCTGACTCATGGCGACAAGCTTCCAGACCTCGCGCAGAAGACCGCGGCTATGGCTCTTCAAAGGGCCTGCCACAAGTACGAAGTGGGCACCGAGGGCCTGCTGAAGACCGCAGGGTGGTGGTCCCGCTTTCTGCAGGGCGCGGGTAGGGATGTCGCCGCGGGCGCAGGCCCGCGGGTAGCGAAAGCAACGGAAGAGGCTGCCGGCCAGGCGGCCCAGCACTTTAGGGGTGCAGGTGAAGAGGTTGCAGAGCGTGCGGCCCAGCATTTCCGAGGCGCAGGAGATGACCTGCTGAAGAAGGCTCCAGAGGCTGCAGAGGAAGCTGTTCGTAGGGCTGCTGGCGCTGCTGGTGAGATCGGTGCTTCGGCAGGCAGGCGCGTTCTCACCACAAGTGGTATTGGCGCCGGCGCCGGTGCGCTGACTGCAGCCCCTGGTAAACGGTGGGAGGGTGCCCAAGAAGGTGCCGCGGCTGGCGTACTGGGTGGCCTCGCTGGTGCGTCCGTAGGTACCCCACACATGGGCGCTGCGCTGGCCGGTGGTGCTATGGGATTGAAGCCCTGGGAGAAGGCCGCTGGACTGGCCGATTCGGGTGCGGTAGATGTGACAGGCATGGAACCTGCGCCCAAGTTCGTTTCTGACCGTCCTTCGGATGAGAACCTGTTCGCTGTGACACTGTCAGACGGTACGCAGAGATACCCGATCGGCACGTGGACGCAGGTGAAGCAAGCCTCGGCGTACTTCGTTGATGAGAGCGTCCGCATGGACCCCGCGACACGTCACCAGTTCGCGACCAACCTGGCTGCTCGAGCTCAAGCCATCGGGTTCGACATGCCCGAGATGGTGAAAACGGCGGGTCTGGTTGAACGCGTGTCTGACAGTAGCCTCAACGCGGGACTGCAGATGCGAATCAACGCTTTTCCGTGCGGTGAGGCGCCGGCGGAAGCGAAAGAGGCGCTACGCCACATCTTTGAGAAGCGTGCCTCTCTCACTAGCGACGCGATGGCCGAGGCCATTCACACGTTCGACCAGCACTTCGGTCTACACACTCAGTACCGCAGGTACCTACCGGACCCATGGGAGACTGTCTTTGAGAAGGTCAAGGTCTCCAAGTTCCTTTGGGAAGACGGTGCGTCCAGAGTGACTGAAGACGAACTCGACAACCTGGCGCTGAACAACGCAGGTGATCTAGGTGAGATCTTCGCCGCGGAGGGCATGATCAAGGGTTTTGAGAAGGACCCCATCGGTGTCTTCAAGTCGCTGCCCGACACCCATAAACGGGTCGTCGCGCGGCTGGCACACAGCATCGCCAACAGCGGACGGTCGAGCGGCGCCTAATAGGGACCATGCTAGTTACTCCTAAGAACTTTGGCCTCGACAGGGCCCATGCGCCGTCTCCGGTTCGTGGGTCTGCTGAGCCAATCATACGGTTCTTCTCGTACCACGACGCGCACCCCGTTGCGTTGTCGATGGTGCTTGTTAAGGAGTTCGGGCATCAGTGGACCCTTTGGGACAGGGAGACCCTTCGAACAGAGATCATCAAGACCTTCAGGGCGACCAGCGTCTCCGACCACAACTGGAGTAAAATCCAAGCCATCCGTACGCTGGTCACGTCAATTGGCGCCTGGAAAGAGTGGCATGTCTTCGAGAAGGTAGTCATCTCGCTCAACAACGTGGTGCCCGACTTCGGCATGGCGCAGCGGTGTTCGCTATGCCAGCTAACAGCGGGTGTCGACATCATCAGCCAGGTCCGGAAAGAGGAGTACAACCTCGAGGTCTGCGGCTACGTGGCATCCAGCGCGCTAGCCGAGGGCGTCACCTACCTACCCGACCCCCTGGACTTTGCTCAGGCGTGCCTGGAGGAACCTCAGTATGAGTGCCTCGATTGTGGGAACATGGACGACGACGACCTGGACGATGAGCGATGTGACGCTTGTGTTGACAGGTACGGTGACGATCATCCCTTCAACGGTAAGCCTGCCGAGAATGTCCCTGACGAGGTAGGGCGCAACCTGCGCAAGTTCAAGAAACGTGACCCCGCCGCGGTCAAAAAGGCATACTCCAAGTTCCGTGGTAAAGAAGAGGCAGACGTAGACCCCGACAACCCTGAAGAGGTGCAGGCTGCAAAGCTGGCAGTCGCGGAGAATTACCGCCGACTTCGGAGAGGCCAATTGGTCGATCAGTTAAAGGCGCTGAAGACTTGGGTAGCCTCGCCATGAAGAAAGCTCAGTTGCAAGCCCTGGAGTCCGAGCTCATCGCAATCAAGGAGGCATCCTTCGCCAAGAACATAGCCACCTTCGCCGGCCGGCTCAAGCCCGGGAACATCATGAAGGGGATGGGCGAGGGCTGGGATATGTCATCGCCCACAGGTCTCTTGAAGGGCACCACCGAGATGGGTAAGGACTTCAAGAAGGTGCTCGACACTCGGAAGAGTCAGATTGCAGCCGGTGCTGCCGATGGCGCTACGCTAGGGGACAAAGCCAAGGGATTCCTGGCGAAGAACCTGGGCGCAGGCCAGTGGCTTCAGCCCGGCGCCAAGACCAGCCAGGGTGCTCAAGGCGTTGCCGAGCGTCTGTCTCGAGGCGGTTGGACAGGCGAAGGACGTCTCACCAAGTACATGCCTTTGGGGCAGAAGGGCGGGCACGCTCTGTACGCAGGGATGGCTGTTCCTGGTCTGGTGAAGTCCATGAAGCATGGGGATACCGGACAGGGTGGAGTCGCTGAACAGGCTGGCGGCTTGGCAGGATTCACAATTCCAGGTATTGCAGGTGCAGGCTTGGGCATGACTCCCTTGGTGATGGCGCTGGGTGCCTCCGAGGCTGGCAAGTACCTGGGGCGTAAAATTGACCAGCGGAACGACCCACAACCCTTCGAACGTCTTGAGCGAGACCATCGTTCAGTCAAGTCAAACCTCATGAGACAAACACTAGAGACGGTACCGCGGTAATGTCCTCAGATCTTCTACTCACGGGGTCCAGTGCGTCGAGGTTTACCTCTCGAGCTGGCCGGTCTCTTTCAGGTGAAGGCGTCACGTCCATCAGGTACCCCTCTCCCTTCTTCGACATCGCACACACGTACCTGCCGAACTCCACGAAGGATCTCCTCAAGTGGTGCAGGTTCTACTTCCTCACGAATCCGCTCATCAACGCGGTCTGCTACAAGATGGCCGAGTACCCGGTCACGGACCTGCTGTTCGACACCGAGGATACTGAGCTCAAACGCAGGTGGACTCACCTGTTTCGACACATCCTCAAGTTCAAGAAGTTCCAGGTCGAAGCAGGGCTGGACTACAACACCTACGGCAACTGCTTCATCTCGATCTTCTACCCGTTCATCAAGTTCCTCATCTGCACGTCGTGCAGGAAGCGCGTTCGGGTTGATCGCCAGAAGTACACGTTCCGTGAGCATAGGTTCCATGGGACGTGCCGCTCCTGCCAGCACACGGGAGTGTTCAAAGTCTATGACCACTACATCCGGGCGGTGCAGGACCTTCGACTCATCCGATGGAATCCTGAGTACATCACCATTCGCCACAATGAGGCGACGGGCGAGAGCCAGTACTACTACCGTATCCCGCCAGGTCTTGCGAACGACGTCCGCATGGCGAAGCGGCACACCATCGAACGAACGCCTCAGATCTTTGTGGATGCTCTGAGGAAGAACAAGCAGCTGCTGTTCAGCAGGGACAACATCTTCCACCTGAAGCGTCCGACCATCGCACAGAAGGACAAGGGCTGGGGTCTGCCAATGATCCTGCCCGTGCTGAAGGACACCTTCTATCTGCAGATTCTCAGGAAGGCGCAGGAAGCTATCGCTACAGAGCACATTGTACCGCTGCGCATTCTGTTCCCGCAGTCGGCATCGAACAGTGCTGACGTTTACTCAACGCTCAACCTGAGTAACTGGCGTAAGAAAATCGAGCAGGAGATCCTGCGCTGGCGTCTCGACAACAACTACATCCCCACGATGCCCATCCCGGTGGGTCAGCAGACCCTTGGCGGTGACGGACGAGCTCTCATGCTCGCGCAAGAGTACCGTGTCTGGGCGGAACACATCGTCGCAGGCATGGGCGTACCCATCGAGTTCGTCTTCGGCGGAATGCAGTACTCGGGTTCGAACGTCTCGATGAGAATCCTGGAGAATCACTTCCTGGATTACCGTGCAGACCATCAGGCGCTCATCCGCGACTTCCTCATGCCCAACATCGCAGCCTTCATGGGCTGGGAGAGGGTGCCGTTCCACTTCCGCAACTTCAAGATGGCGGATGACCTACAGCGCAACGCGTTCCTCCTGAACTTGAACCAGGCTGGCAAGGTTTCGGACAAGTCGTTGCTCGAGGAGAGCGACTTCGATTCCTTGGTCGAGAACAAGCTCATTGCTGAGGAGCAAAAGTACGAGCTCGAGAACCAGAGACAGTCCGCAGTCGCCCAGGCACGTATTCAGGGTGAGTCTCAACTGGCGCTGGTCAAGTACCAGAACCGGGCGATGATGATGCAGCAGCAGGCGCAGGGCGCCATGCAGCCTGTGGGCCCGAACCAGGCGCCAGGTATGCAGGGCATGGTCAGCCCAGAAGCCATGGGACAAGGCATGGTCGCGCAGCAGGGCATGGCTAACATGACCGGCGAAGCGACTGCCGGCCAGCCTATGGAGCCGCCTGAGCAGGACCCTGCGTCCGCGGCCAATGGCGCCATGCCAGGAGGCATGGCGTCTCCGCTCAACGAAGAGAGCGAATTCGGCGCCGACCTGGTTAGCATTGCCAAGAAGATCGCGGCACGTCTCGACCAGATGCCTGATGACCAGAAGCAATCTCACCTGATTGACCTCCAGCAACAGCAGCCTCAGTTGTACAGCTTTGTCCTCCAGTTGCTGCAGCAATCCGCTGGCGCGCATGTACCTTCTCAAGCACAGCCGTTGCCCGAGCAGAGACCGCCTCGCCGCGGGCCTGAAGCCGCAGCAGTCTAAGGGCTAAGAAAACCTCCGCGACGCTACTCGAGCGTGCGGAGGCGTTTGATGCATGCAGGACATACGTGCTTGTGCAGGAATGACATCTCCTTTCGGATGCGGTCATCCACCTTGTCGAGGAAGAGCTCGTTTTCGAACACCTCCATCAGGCATTCGATGGAGCACAGCTTCTTACGTGCCGTGACTCCATCGACTAGGCCCTTTCGGTTGATCTCAAAGATTTCCTCTTCGCAGGGGAGCTTGCACCTTTCGCACAGGACCCTACGCGCTTTTCTGGGAACGCCCATTCCATAGCCAGCGGAAGAACTCCGCGTCCCAAGTTTCGCGGGCACACACCCAGTGGACGGCACCGAGTTTCTCGGGCCGGAACATCATGACGGACTTGCCGCCACTCACTGCGCCATACTCAACAACGAGGGCCGTACCTGGCACGTCCTGTGAGAACTGGCTGTTACATAGGACACACCAATCCATGCGCTCGAACATGCGGATACCACCGTCGTAAGCGCACGCTGCGTGTAGGAACCGAATACGCGCGTTGTCGCCAAACGCGTCTGGAATCAGGCGAGCAGGATGGCCCGTTGGATACCTGATCGTTCCTGTCCTGAGGCGGACGACAGCGTCGGTGTTCGGATCTACTTCTTCGAGGCAGCCTGTGCAGCGGATCTGTGGACCCGCCGGATTATCTCTTCTTCGATCAGGAGCTTGCTGAAGAATCCTGCGGCTCCGAAGAGCCCGGCGAGAAAGCCTGTTGCTGCTAGGCGGAGCATCAGCCCTCGCCTTCTTCGGGAGTCTCATCGTCCTCAGTGTCGTCGTTGGGTGCCCCTCCGACAGCCTCGTCCATTTCGTCTGAAAATTCGTCGAGGGATGAGCGGTCTCCCTCATTGCCTGGTTGATTTGAAGTGCTATTTGCCACTACGTCCCTTATGCCCATGCAACGCCTGGGTTTTTATGCGCAGCACAGCCGTGTAATATGGCCCTTAGACGGCTCGAGCTGGCCCCGCGCCGGTGAAGAAGAGGCGCAGACAGCATGACAGAGTTCAATCCTCAAAAAGAGTTCGACAACCTCAAGAGCTCGCTCACCGACACCATCAAGGATTACTTTCCCCTCGAGGGCGCCCGCCGCACACTGCGCGCAAAGCGTGTCTGGGTCGATGATAACAAGGACATCGACGACGTCACTGAGCAGAAGGCCGCGAAGATAAAGGGTCGTAGCTGGACGGTGCCTCTCAAAGCAGAGGTAGAGCTCGTAGACAACAAGACAGGCAAGGTCGTAGACAACAAGACGGTCTCCCTCGCTCAGCTGCCCAAGATCACCCGAAGGTACGGGTACATCGTCAAAGGCAACGAGTGGTCCCCCATCAACCAGTTTCGGCTGAAGTCAGGTGTCTACACTCGAGAGAAAGACAACGGCGAGCTCGAGTCGCAATGGAACCTGGCCAAGGGCTATGGGTTCAAGATGCAGTTCGATCCGGACCCTAAGTCTCGGAAGATGAACATCACCCACGGGACGACGAACACGCCTCTGTACCCGGTGCTCAAAGCCATTGGTGTGGACGACGACGCCATTGAGAAGGCGTGGGGCAAAGAGCTCCTTACCGCCAACAAGAAGTACGAGGGCAGCCCCAGGCAGATGCGTCAGCTGTTCAAGACTCTGACGGGCAATGCCCCTCCTGAGAAGATGGAGGAAGTCACTGCCGGCATCCGTGAAGCCTTCGGCAAGACCGAGTTGCGTCCGGATTCTACCAAGCTGACGCTGGGCAAAGGGTTCGATACAGTCAACGGCTCCGCGCTGCTGACGGGTAGTAGGAAGATCCTCGACATCTCCAAGGGGAAGGCAGATCCTGATGACCGTGACAGCCTGCAGTTCAAGGACCTGTTCGGAGTGGAAGACTTGCTCACCGAGCGCATAGGTAAGGACCGTCGCTTCAAGATTCTCAATCGCATGAAGAAGAAGGTTGATAGCGTGAAGAAGGTTCACGACGTCATCTCTCCCGACACATTCGGCAAGCACGTCACGTCCTTCTTCACGAGCTCGACGCTCGCTGACATGCCGAAGCAGCAGAACCCTGTCAGCTTCCTCGGTGAAGCTCGCAAGACCACCATTGGTGGGCAACACGGGCTGGAGAGCTCGAGGGCTATCTCGCTCGAGGCCCAGTCCATCAACGCTAGCCATGTTGGGTTCTTAGACCCAGTCAAGACTCCTGAGAATGACCGCATCGGTACAGTGCTGCAGATGTCCGCGGCGTCAACCAAGAAGGGGAAGACTATTCGTACGCGCGCCTTCAACATGAAGACGGGCAAGCTCGAGTACATCGAGCCGCACACGGCATTGAAGTCGCGGCTAGCTTTTCCTGACCAGTACACCTGGAAGAACGGAAAGCCCACAGCCATACATGACCGCGTGAAGATCACGGATGACGAGGGTGAGATCCGTAGCAGTGCCCCTAAGGACGTAGACTACGTTCTTCGTTCGACCAAGGGCCTCTTCGACCTGTCCACGAACATGATCCCTTTCCTGTCGTCAGACCAGGGCAACCGTACGATGGTCGCCGCGCGTCAGCTCGAGCAGGCTGTTTCCCTGAAGCACCGCGAGCGCCCGCTGGTACAGACCAAGTCAGAGGGGTCAACGACTTTCGAAGCCGTGATGGGGAAGCTCAACTCTCACGTTGCTCCCGTGGGTGGGAAAGTCACGAAGGTCACGAAGGACAACATCATCATCAAGGACGCCAGTGGCAAGTCTAAGAAGGTTCCGATCTACAACGACTTCCCTCTGAACGACAACCACACCTTCATGACTGCCACTCCTGTCGTGAAGGTCGGTGACACTGTCGAGAAGGGCAAGCTGCTCGCGGATACCAACTACACCAAAGGTGGAGACCTGGCGCTAGGCACCAATCTCAACGTGGCGTACACGCCCTTCAAAGGATACAACTTTGAGGACGGTATCGTCATCTCAGAGAACGCGTCTAAGAAGCTGACCTCTGAGCACATGCACCGTGAAGGCATCAAGAAAGAGCGGGGCACAGTTCTCAGTAAGAAGAGGTTCCTGGCTGAGACTGCGGGCCGGGTTACTAAAGAGCAGGCGGCGAAGCTCGATGATGAAGGTGTCGTCAGAGAGGGTACTCGACTCGTTCACGGCGACATCATGATAGGTGCGCTGAAGGAAGAGGCTGCCAGCCGGGAGAGGCAGGCGCTCGCGCAGTTCTCAAAGGGTAAGATCAAGCCCGTCGTTGCGCGGCCCCGCACCTGGGACAAGGAGTACGAAGGCACTGTCTCCCAGGTTGTCAGGCACGGTAAGGACACTACGATCTACGTGAAGACTGAGACCCCCGCGGGCATTGGTGACAAGATCGTCGGCAGGCACGGCAACAAAGGCATCATCTCTATGGTCCTGCCTGACCACGAGATGCCCCACACCAAAGACGGTGAGTCGATGGACGTACTGCTGAATCAGTCAGGCGTTCCGACCCGCATCAACTTGGGGCAGGCTCTCGAGACCGCGGCAAGTAAGATTGCCAAGAAGACAGGCAAGACTTACGTCGTCAACAACTTCGACCCCAAGAACCCCGACTACACAAGGGGGATGCTCAAGGAGCTCAAGGATCACGGCCTATCCGACCAGGAGGAGTTGATCGATCCCCAAACTCGTAAGAGCTACGGCTCTGTTCTCGCCGGCAAGCAGTACATCATGAAGCTCGAGCACCAGGCCGAGAAGAAGATGAAGAACAGGTTCCGCGGACCGTACAGCGTGAACCGCTCACCCAAGGGTGGTGGTGACTCCGGCGGGCAGCAGATGGACATGTTCGGGCTGACGGCCCTGCTGGCGCACGGTGCCAAGGAGAATATCAGGGAGTCTCAGACCTCGCGTTCGGACATGAACGATGACTTCTGGATGTCCATCCAGGCGGGCGACCCGATCCCTGCTCCCAAGATTCCGTTCGCGTACAAGAAGTTCGAGGGCCTGCTACGCGCCGCCGGCGTCGACGTTGAGAAGAACGGTAACGAGCTTCAGCTTGCCCCCTTGACCGACTCTCAGGTCTTGAAGATGAGCAATGGTGAACTCAAGCGACCCGAGCGTAGGCTCGAGGGCAACGCCAAGCCCGCCGAGGGTGGCTTGTTCGACCCGGAGGTGACAGGTACTCGCTGGCCGAATGGTGAGATGGGCGACAAGTGGAGCCACATCAAGCTGGCGAAGCGTGTACCCAACCCCGTCTTTGAGCAGCCAGTAAGAACACTGCTGGGCATGACGGGCAAGCAGTTCAACAGCGTCATGGCGGGTACAACCGCGCACGAAGGTGGTACTGGACCTGACGCTATCGTGGCGTCACTCAACAAGATCAACACCAAGAAAGAGCTCGACCGTCTTCAGACTTCGGCCAAGGCTCTGCGTGGCGCCAAGCTGGACACCGCGAACAAGAAGATTCGACTGCTGCGTGCGTTGAACGAAAAGAAGTTGAACCCCAAGGCCGCATACACGCTGGGGAACGTTCCCGTGCTGCCCCCGACGATGCGACCCATCTCTCTGCTGGACAGTGGGGACTTGAATGAAGACGACACAACAGGGCTGTACGCCAACGTTGGGCAGGTCAACTACCAGCTGAAGAACCTGGACCCGCGGCAGCCCATAGAGGACAAGCACGAGCTCCACTCTTCGCTCTACGATGGTGTGAAGGCTCTGATGATGACGGGCATGTCGCAGCATGGTCGGCACCGCAGCGGCATCATCGATACGATTTCAGGTGCTCAGAAGGGCAGCCCCAAGCACGGTTACTTCCAGAAGAAGATCATGGGCCGGCGCCAAGACCTGTCGTCCCGTGGTGTCATCATCCCGGAACCGAGTCTGAGCCTTGACGAGGTTGGGCTGCCTGCGAAGGCGGCTCGAGAAATCTTCAAGCCTTTCGTCGTACGTCGCCTCGTCCACCAAGGTACGCCTTACTTGCGCGCGCAAGAGGCCGTTCGAGAGAACAAGCCTGAGGCGGAGAAGGCTCTCGAACTCGAGATGAACGAGCGCCCAGTACTCCTCAAGAGAGACCCCGTCCTGCACAAGTACGGTGTTCAGGCGTTCCGAGCTCGGAAGGTGAAGGGTCGAGCGATCAAGATCCACCCGCTGGTGACCGCAGGCTACAACGCAGACTTCGATGGCGATACGATGAGTGCGTTCGTGCCCATCTCTCAAAAGGCTGTTCGTGAAGCCAAGAGGATGATGCCCTCCAAGAACTTGTTCAGCCCGTCTGATGGCGGCATCACGAATGTCCCGACGCAGGAAGCGGTCCTCGGTCTGCATCACCTAACCAAGAAGGGTAAGAGGACAACGCGCAGGTTCAAGACTCCTGCGGAAGCAGCATCAGCAGCGTCGAGGGGTGAAATCGGAGTCACGGATGTGGTGACTGTCGACAACACTAAAGCGCTGACTATGCCTATGGTGAAGACAGCCGCGGCCAAGGGCGGAACGAGGACTACGGTAGGCCGTCTGATGGTTCAAGCAGCTCTGCCCAAGAGCGCACGGAGCGACGCCTTTCTGACCAGGGACGACGCTACACTGAACAAGAGGAAGGTCAAGGAGCTGCTCACCCGCGTGGCTGACAGTGACCCAGACAGCTTCGCCAAATCTGCAGATAAGCTGAAGGACCTAGGTAACTACCAATCGACAGGTACATCCTTTGGTCTGAAGGACCTGGTGTCAGATAACGTTCCTCGAGACAAGATTCTCAACAGCATCAAGCCTGCGGAAAAGAGGATCCTCGACAACAAGAAGCTGACCAAGAAGCAGCGGGATGAACAACTGGTGTCTCTGTACCAAGGTGCAGACAAGGAGATTCAGAAGGTCACTCGAGCTCGCGCTGAGAAGAGTGACAACCGCATGTACGACCTGGTTCGTTCGGGTGCTCGAGGTAACTGGAACCAGTATCGCCAGATGACAGTGGCACCGATGCTGGCAGTGGACTCTCGAAGCAAGGTCATCCCCACGTTGATCCCCAAGGCATATTCAGAGGGTCTTGACGTCGGCTCGTACTGGGCCGCTATGCACGGCGCGCGCATGGGTACGATCAGCCGGGTGCTCGGAACAGCACTGCCGGGCAAAGAGGCCAAGGCCATCACGCAGTCGACCATCAACCAGGTGATTACCTCGGAAGATTGCGGAACAACACGCGGCCTGCGTATGGGTACCAAGGACGGAAACGTCGTGGACCGTGTTCTCGTGGCACCCGTGACCTTGGGCAGCCGCGGAGGTAAAGAGAAAGGTTCGATCGCAGCAGGTACGATCGTCACCCCCGATGTCGTGGATCGCTTGCGCAACAACAAGGTCAAAGAGGTGTCTGTACGCACGCCGTACAAGTGCGAGGCAGGCCACGGCATGTGCAGCAAGTGCTTCGGTTTGAACGAGCGCGGTGATTTCCACGAGAAGGGCGTGAACGTAGGTGTGCTCGCCGCTCAAGCTATCGGTGAGCCTCTTGCCCAGATGTCGATGAACGCTTTCCATGAAGGTGGTGTCGCCGGCGCCAAGGGCTCGAGCGCTGTGAACAGGTTCAAGCGGATGGAGAACCTGACGCACTTCCCCAAGAAGCTGGCAGGCTCCGCGACTCTTGCGCTCGCCGGTGGCAAGGTCACTAAACTCGTCAAGGACCAGGCTACGGGTGGTCACCGTGTCAGTGTCGGTGACCAGGAGCATTACCTCCCTCCACGTAGCGCGGTGCGAGTGAAGAAGGGCCAGACCATCAAGAAGGGTGACGCCCTGACCATGGGCCCAAAGAACCCTCACGAGATGCTGCCGCTCACGGGCCTCGAGTCTGTGCAGAGGTACCTCACGGAGGAGCTCTCGGACGCGTACGACAACCGTGAAGGCATCCACCGGAGGAACACCGAAGTCTTCGTCCGGTCGCTAACGAACTTGGGCAGGGTCAAGGACCCAGGGCACCGAGACGACCTGCTTCACGGGGATCCGGTGCCCATCTCAGAGATTCGTGCATTCAACCGCGGCCTCGGGTCAGGCAAGAAGCCTGTGCAGGTGGAGCCTTACTTGCGCGGCACCAACTTGCTGCCCAAAGAGATGCAGACGGACTGGATGGCCCGTATGCAGCACTCCGGGTTGAAAGATACGATCCTCACCGGCGCTGCCCGTGGCTGGAAGTCGAACCTTCATGGTACACATCCTGTACCGGGCATGGCGTACGGCAAGGAGTTTGGCAAGGGCACCGACGACGAGCCCTGGTCCTACTGAGTAGATGGGCACTGAAACCGAATTCGTACCCGCCAACATCGAGACGGGTCGGATCATCAACGTCAACACACGGGACTGGACCGTCGACGTGGTGACCATCTACGGGGACAAGCGTCACCTCGACATCCCAGTATCTTCTCCGTACTTGCACTTCATCAATGGTGAAGGCATCTACTCCATGCCTGAGGCAGGCGCTATCTGTTGGGTGTGTCAGCCGAGCGACGGACTGTGGGCACGCCCGTTCGTCATGGGCTTTCAGCCCCCAGTAGACGAACGGACGAGCTCGGTCACAGGAAACCAACTGGGTGAGTTCGCTGCTGGGCGCCCCAACCTGAACCCCGGCGACATCATGATGCGCACTCGGGATGAGAACTTCCTCATCCTGCGTAGAGGAGGCGTTGTTCAAATAGGTGCAACGCCTCTCGCGCAGCGCCTCTACCTACCAATAGACAACATCATCCGGGATATGTGTGGGCAGTACAACATGTTCAACCTCGCCGGCGAGATGACGTGGACGGTGGACCGGACAGAGAACTCCATCGACGGGCACACCACCACGCACTGCGCCATTCGAGTGAAGGGTCACGCTGACGAGCCTCTCCACGTAGCCGACCTGACCATTGGCTCTCACGTTGATGAGGACCTAGGGTTGCAGTTGACGATTTACGACACTGGCGCCGAGGACCGCATCGCACAAGTGGATTGCCAGATCACCAAGACGGGTGACGTCAAGTGGACTATCCAAAAGGACTTCACGGTAGACGCGCAGGGCATCATCGACCTGAAGGCGCAGGGTAACGTATCCTTAGAGTCCGCTGCGGCCGCGGCCGCGCTCAAGGGCCAGACAGACGTGACCATCGAGGCAGTGACCGGCATCCTTGCTGCTATCGCAGGTACCAAAATCTCCCTGACGGCTCCTGCCCTCGAGATTCTTGCTCAAGCTATAAGCATCGGTGCTGAGAAGAACGGGGTCAAACCTGCCGTTTTGATTGGTGGATCTTCAGCCATCGAACCACTTGTTCTTGGAACCAAACTCCGCGTCGCCTTGGAAGCCTTGTGTGATGCCCTCATGTCAACGGTACCTGCGCCCGGTCAATCGCTTGGGATAGTTCAACCAGGATTTGCTGCGGTAAAAGCGCAGCTAGCCTTTATACTCAGTGCCAAGCACCGGACCTCTTAGGAGCTCATAATGACGCAGCCTCTCTTTCTCGACCAAGCCCTCGACTTCGGAACCAAGACCGCCGGCACGCTCACTGCGATGAGCGACGACGGTGAGCGATGGGGCGAAGAAGTCCTCAGCGAAGCCTACCGCCAGATCTCGTTCCTGTCGGACTTCGACGTCAACGTGGCTATCGATAAAGAGGACCAGGAGCGTGGCTACGCTTGGGGTTCCATCGAAGTGCGGCCGCGCTCGGACATGAGTCCTGAGGAAGAAGGCGGCCGTCCGCTGGCGACGGTGCACATCCCGGTCATCATCAAGGACCAGATGTTGTCGCCGCTGGACCTCTTCCTCGACATCGACGAGAAGCGCTACCAGCCCCTGACCGAGAGCCGCATGCGCAAAGCGCTCTTCCGTCCTGAGACCTTCGACGCCATTCGCACGGCGCCGCCGCAGCCCAGTCTCTACAACGAGCTCCAGCCTCCGCTGGGCTCGAGCGTTGGCGGCAGCATCAAGACAGGTGCGTTGGTCGACAAGGGCGTCGGCGCCGTCATGGGTGGCGTGGTCAAAGGGTCTGGGAAGCTCGCCATGGGTGTGAACATGGGTTCGAACGTGCTGCGCCAAGGTGCAAAGCTGGCGCATGTTCTGATGACTCCGCTGTTGCCGCAGCTTCAGGGCCGGGTGCGCTCAGACCACATCGCTCGCATCAAGACAGCTGTGATGGACGACGCGCTACATGCGCAGATTCTCAACGCTGATGAGGGCGTCCGCGCGGCGTTCAGCTCTGCACTGAGCCTCGAGCCCCCTGACTTGGTCAAGACCGCGGCCGCGCTGTTCCCCAAGCCGAACGTCGTGCAGGTGAGCAAGGCCGGCAGGGGCAAGTACCGGGTGAAGTACGCCAACACTGGCATGTACGCGCCGGCGCAAGAGCAGGTGGGTCCCGAGCAGGCGCAGGCCGTACTTGGATCCCCCGATCTGGTGCAGCGGATGGAGGAAGATGGCTCGGTTACCATGAGTCCTGACGCCGCCATCAAGGAGACGTTGGACACCGGCGACATCAAGAACGTCGATCAGTTCGGTACCTGGCGGGTGCAGGACAAGATGGGGAACCAGCTCGTCGGCTGGGCGTTCCCGCAGGTCATGAGCATGGATCTGCAGCCCCTGCCTATGGTGCTGTTCACCAACGGCTCGCAGTACGCCATCGCCGAGACGATCGCTGGTCGCCTGGTAGGTAAGAGCACTGACCTGCCGAAGAGCCCACAGCCCGCGGGTTACGGCTTCCTCTATCACGTGGATGATGGGGGAGCTCGAGCCTTCGTCCCGATGACCATTCGGGCGACCTTCACCAACCCGGCAGGCACTTTGTCCTACCAGGCCGTGAACGACATGGGCGAGATCGTGACCTTCAACATGGTCGAGGGGTTGAAAACCATCGCCAAGGTGGGCGAAGGTACTTATGCCGTTCCGCTGAGTTTCCGCTGGCTTCCTCTCAAGGGCCAGACCGAGCTCATCGAGACGGCGGACATGTTCACCAAAACCGCTAACGCAGACTTCGTCCACAAGGTGTTCCTCCGTGGCGAGAAGGGAGCACACAGCTACAGCTTCGATGGGCCTCCCCTCACGAAGCTCGCCAGTGAAGAGAAGACGTTCCTGAACCGCGCAGATGCGGAGTTCCTCGGTGTTTCTCTCGGCATTTCGCCGGGACACATCAAGGTAGCTCTCGACAAGGCGGCCCTCGGTAAGCGCCTCGAGTTCAACGCGTGTCGCATGCTCACCACCGTCAAGGAGAAGATGGCGGCGGCGCGTGAGGCAGTCAAAGAAGACCTGCTCGACCTCGAGTACCCCATTCGCAACTTCAACCTCATCAAAGAGGCGTCAGTTCTTACGGATGCTCTGACCGCGGACAAGATCCTCGGCCTGGGCTTCCTCAACGCGGAGAACGTGGCGACCTTCGTGGACATGCTGCCTGGGCTCGAGCTGGCTTCCAGCCGTATCGCAGAGCTCTTGGTGTCCTCCCGTCTTGGGTTGGAGGAGGTACCGGAGATCGCACTCGAGCGGATGCTCGCAGCGATGAACGACGTCATCCTCGGGCTGAACAAGCTCAAACAACGGGAGATCACGTTCGCAGCAGACCAAGAGAGGGTCTAGTGCACCCATCCACCTACTACATCAAGTTCTTACTCGCCCGTAGCCATGGCACGGACGAGCCTGAGGACTGGGACAGTGTCAAAGACCATCTCTCGCAGCTAGGGCTCCCTCGTCTATGGGAGCCTGCCTTCGACCTGGCAAACGGGGTGTTTGCGCCTCCTATCCCGTTTCGCTTCAATGCCAAGACCCACAAGAGCACCGTCGCGTTCATGCGCGATGAGAAGATCTACACCATGTGGAAGAAGGACAAGGAGACCAAAGCTGCACTTCGGATCCTCGAGCGTCCTGCCATGCGGGAGGTCATCCAAGTACTCATCATGGGTGGCATCGAAGCGGATATCGTTCGGAACCGCATCATAGAGAGGTTCCAAGAGACCCTGTCGGCCAAGTCGATCGACGTGTACCGACACTACTTCTGGAACACGGACCTCACCACTATGCAGGAGTGGACAGCCATCCTGCGCGGCGACCCGATGTCCGACCACTACATCGCCGCCCGGGGCGGCAGCCAGCAGCAGGCGTTGTTCAGGGCAGGCTTCAACCCGCTCATCGAACCGAAGGCTGCGCTCAGGGAAGCGTTCAGGTCTTTGGCTATGCGAGTCGAGGCCACTCGCAACCTGCCAGACACCAAAGAGACCAACAACATGCTGTGCGCTCTCACCAAAGAGATGACGGCGTTGTACCAGGTGCTCAAGGCCGACGGCGAAGGCGTCGGCGATGTGGCGAAGGGCCTCAAGAAGTTCAAGATAGCTTTGGACGAAACTCCGGCAGCGTCCATCTTGCAATTGGCAGGCAAGGGCAACTACAGTCGCTCTGGTGCCAACGAATAACCCAGAGGCCATCAGCAAAGACGAGTGGGCGATGCTCAAAGAGGCCGCCAGCCTGGAGGTCCCCGATGTCGAGGGGGCCGTAGAGCCTAACGTCATCACCTACTACACGACCTTGTTTGCCAACTACGTGCACAAGGAAGACACTACGCTCGTACAGCTGTTCCCGCGTATGGGCGTGGACGACAAGTACTTCACGGGAGTGTTCAAGCCTGTGTGCGCAGGTTGTGGGTACCAGTTCCCGCAGCCGCAGTCCAAGTGTCCGCGGTGCAGCAATCCCAACAAGGTCTACCAGCCGGGGCGGCTCGAGCAGAAACCTGACTTCGAGTTCCCGCACAACTTGCGGCTGATGGTCAGGGACGCCCTCGAGCTCATCGAGTACCCAGGTGACTACGCGGTGGACGAGGTCCGTGAGCTCAATGCATTCGTTGTGCAGTTGCCTGTCGCCTGGAAAAGAGACCAGGTCGTGCAGTTCGTCGAGGCGTTGGACCAGTCTCTCGACGGGTAGCGCGTGGTAATCTCGAAGTGTGCACCAATCACAATAGCTGCTGTCCGCCCCCGTAGCCGTAACTACTTCTCGTGTGCGGCCGCTTCCTTGGAAACGGAGAAGGCCATGTTCTTCTCATCCTATTCTTACACTGGAGATCCTTTCTCTTTTTCACGTTCAGAGCTAAACAAACCGCCCCGGGCCTGGGCCCTCTCGAGCCCAGGCCATTCGACCTCAATCAGCCGATGATGTGGAACGCATCTTCCACTTCGATCGTCGCCCTGCATGCCTTCTTGACGTGCTCGAGCATGTCTCCGATGTCCCATTGCTCTGGCTGATTTCCGATGTCCCACTGGGTGTTGCCGCCCGCGATGTTTCGCACCAACCGACCCGACCCCGGCGCCATCTGCACGCCCAGAGACGTGCTCAGGAACGTGATCGCCAGGAAGGAGTTCACGCCACGTTGCCCCTCGTACAGAGCCTTCGTGCTGTCGTCGATCTGCGAGTCCGCGAGTACCGCGGGCCCATCGTACAGAACGACTTTGAGGTCACTGACGGGGAGGGCGTCGACCTTGTCCCGATTCAGGACCATCGTAGGCGCGCCGCGGTGGAGCACCACCTTGTAGTCGTCCGGGTTCTCGGACGTGCGTCCGAACGCCCCAACCACGAGGTCGTGGTGCTCCTCCGGGATGGCGATGAGCGCGTGACCTTTGTCGTCGAAGCCCAGGCCCTGCTTGAGCTGCTCCGCGATGCAGCCTGCGATGGTGCCCCAGGTGCTCGGATGGCGCAGCACCGTACCAATGGCGTTGCCATCGATCTGGTTCTGCGCGATTTCGTGAATGCCTATTCTCATTGGAACTCCTTGGTAAATGGAAGCCGTGACTTCCTTGCTACGTTCCTTATGCCTAGAGACGGGCCGGCGTTTCGTTTCTGACAAGAAGTCCTGAGGTATACTCGGCTCGTGACCAGGGAGAAGTTCGCAGACTTCGGCGACATGAAGAATTGGGTGAAGGAAAACCCACTCACGTCTGCGGCTATCGGCGGGGGTATCGCAGCCGCGGGGGTGGTGGGCAAGCACCTGACGGCCAAGGCGGCTCCGATAGCTTCTCGCTCAGGCAAGCGCATGCAGGATCTCGCTTCGAAGGAAGGGATCGGGTTTGGCTTTGCCACTCAAGCCAAGAAGTCGACCGACGCACCTACCTTCAAGGAAAGGGTTCGTAGCCGCTTGTTCGCAGGCGGAGCGGAGCCTGTGTACACCACACCGGAGGGGTACGTCCTCAAGAATCATGGGCGCAGTCCTAAGAAGGGTGTTGTGACAGGCTTGGACGCGGACGTGGGGGCTCAGGCAGACGTGAACGTTGGCGGCCTTTCTCCGTCAGGCTCCAAGGCAAAGAAGACCTTGGCCAACCTAGAAAAGCTGGAAGTTGCTGGCAAGCCAGGAGAGACCACCAGGTCTGTTGGCCTGTCCAAGCACTTTGCGCAGAGTGGCCGCGTTAGCAACACGGCTAAGAAGCTAGGGCTGAGGACGCCGGGCCCTAAAGCATCCCAGGCAGAGCAGGGCCGGTACCTCAACGCGCTGCAGAAGGGCCTCATCAAAGAGCACGGCGAGTCTGGGTTTTTGATGAAGCCATCGGACCTGGTTGCGAGCTCGGGCGCCTTCCCTTCCAACAAAGGTAATTGGGGTGCTTCGTGGAAGGACTACACCACTCGCTTGAAGCCTGAGATGGACGCGATGCGTGCGGACATCGCAGCCAACCCTGCCAACTACCCTCCAGGCAAATCGGCGTCGAACCTCGTCGCTGAAAAGTTCCGGAAGGACCCTGCGTACATAGGCACTGGGCTCGAGGCTGCGCTGAAGGATCCGAGGAGGACTCTTGGGCAGTCGAAGCTCGACATCATCCCTGGAGCTCGAGGCAAGCCTGCTGAGTACCGTGTACACATGATTGGGGGCGAGGTTCCTGAGCAACTGTCGTACGAACGATATGACCTACCGCGCCAGATTATGGGCCGGGTACCAGGTCTGAAGCACCTGCGCAGCAACAAGCGAGGTACCCCGGAGGAGGCGGCTCAATGGGTGCGGGACAACATCTCGCCCAACATCAACAAGAAGCTGAAGGACGGTACCTTTGGTTTGGACGTGGTGCGGGTGCGCAACCCAGATGGCAGCCTTGGTTACAAGATGATTGAGCTGAACCCGTCCACGCAGGCAGGGCGCTCAGGCTTCTTGGCCGCGGAAGACAACCCGCTACTCGCTGGCGACATGTCCCGATGGCTAACAGGAAAAGCTACGCCCCTAGGCGCCGCCACCAAGACACTAGCCGCAGCCGGTGCAGGTGGCGGCGCCGTATACACCGGAGCCAGGAATCTGCCTACTGAGCGACTACCCGTGCGAGCTTCTTCATCGTCCGAGGAGACAGCTTAGCGACACGTTCTGCGAAGTGTTCCTCGGGGTGGATGTCCTCGTACTTCATCAACTGTATGCCGACCTGCAACCGAAGCCACGCCAGCCTTACCGGCGACGGGTACTCCGGAAGCTTGAAGGCGTCCGCAACATCCTCATGCTCGTTGACCACATGGTGAGCCAACTCGTGGCGGAGCAGGTACTCCGCCCCTTCGTCGTCGTTCTCCTCGTAGCAGAGCAGCGCCCACCAGCCTGCGGCGTGGATGACCCCATCTTTGATGAATGCTCTGCACGTGGCCTGACTCCACCGAATGTCCAGGTCAGCGTCGGTGAGCTCCATAGGCACACCGTGTTCTTCCAGGGTGGCTCTAGCCGCTTGTAACCTTTCGTCTAACCAGGCAAGTGTTTCACACATCAATTCACCTATTCATGCGCAGACTCGCGCAAGTTTCTTCATTGTTCTTGGAGAGAGGCGCCCCACGCGATCCGCGAATTGTTCTTCGGGAATCTCGCAAAGTGCCCCAGAGATACCCAACCAGACTCCCTCCACGAAGCCTGGGTACTTAGGTATTCGGAAAGCTCGAGCAACGTCGGGACGCCGCTTGAGTATAAGATGCGCCAATTCATGGCGGAAGATATCGAGGACGTCCTCGTCTTCATCATTTAGGTAGGCGCTCCTGGCCCACCACCCATTTACATACACTGTGAAGTCGCCGGGACTTTCGTTGACGTATGCATAGCAGGTACACGAAACCCAACTGAGCTTGACCTTGGCGCGCACCAGCTTGGCCGGTATGCCCCAAGATTTCAGGTCAGTTCGGGCCTCCTTCAGCCTGTCTTGTAACCATCTCTTCAGATTTCTCACACTTATCTTATCCCTCCCCTGGCCCTGGCATTTCCTGTACACTAGCCCCGTGGACGCAGCGACTGACGCCATGTGGGCGGAGCTCGAGAAGATTGCTGCAGAGCTCGACCCGGAGGCGCTGAAACGCTTCACCGCGAACCTTCGCGCCGGCGATCTGATCAACTTTGACCGAGCGGCCGCGGACGCTGCCACTGAGCAGGCAGGGCTACGCAAGGCGATGCTCACAGGGGGCATCAAGCGCCTGTCCAAGTCTCCGCAGCACCACACTGCGATGTACATGGGCCTGGATCCAGAGACGGGCAAGCACATGCTTGGTCACAACTTCGAGCAGGGTGGCCGCACGGGCGTATCGCTGGCGCCTCTCGATGAGTTCGCGAACAATTCCAGCTATCACGCGTACCGACCTGCGGGCGTGACACCTGAGCAGGGTCAGGCAGCTGCAGATGAGATTCGCCGGCTCTCGCAGGTACCCACGGAGTACTCGAAGCGCAACCTGGTTGCCGCTGGTGTTGCTGAAGCTGCTGGCGAAGGTGACACTGTCATGAGCCGTGCCGGCCGCGGTCTGGCAAAGCGACTGAGTAAAGTCTGCGACCCAGGGACAGGTATCTGCTCACACCTGCCGGTAGACGCGTACTCCCCCGGTATGGGTCGGGAGGAGGCGGTGAAGGTATTCGGTGGCGGTAACGTGCCTGTTGATGAGGCGCACTTCCGGGTCACCCCCAAGACCATTTCACAGTCGCCGCACATGAAGGGCTTGGGTACCTACCAGCCAATGGCCCAGGAATCCTCCACTGTCAAAGCAGTGGGCAAGGGCCTGTTCAAGTCCCTCAAGACCAAGATGGCGCCTTCACTCGGCACGGCTGTTCGTGCGCTAACCCCAGGGTGACCTATGCCTCCTGTTCTACCTAAAGCTCCTGTAAGTACCTTCAACAAGGCGCGTAACTACGCCAAGGGCGCGATTGGTACCGTGACGGGCCGTAATTGGCGCGACGTCGCGGATAAGTACTACACAGAGGTGATGGCGATGCCGCACCTCAAATCGACCGGAAAGCTCTACGGCGATGAGAGCATGAAGGGTACGAACCAGTTTGTGCGAGAGGCGCTGACGGGGGAGACGCCCACTCCCGGCTTTCGTGGTTCTCTCGTAGACCCAGAAACTGGCGACGTCGTCTCTACGTCACGCAGGCAGATCCAGGCGCTGGCTAAGCTCGAGGAGGGTCGCCGGAAGGTCATGCTTCAGCAGAAGAAGACACGTACCGCCAGGCGACGCTTGATAGCAGGTGGGCTTACCGCAGTGGGCGCAGGCACCCTTCACAACCAAGGTATGCCTGAGATTTCCGTGAAGACTGCGGACCTGTCGGACACTCAAAAGAACGTGGCAGCGGGTGGTCTTGCTGCTGCCGCCGGCGCCGCGCCCATCGCACAAGGTCTAAGCTCGGGAGCTCTGCGACTTCGGGCTGACACGGGCACGAACGTCACGGACGTCAAAGATCTGCGGAAGATGATGCAGTCGGGCGACGTACTCATGTATGGGCTGCCTGGTACTGAGGATTACGGGAAGGGGTCCATCTCTTTGGTGGGCGGCGACCCTCATGTCCCTCATGTGCAGCAGGTCCAAAAAGCACACAAAGGTCGTACCGCGTACACAGGCATCGACGCAGCAGGTGGCCGCGGAGGTGGCGCAGCTACAACCGAAGTAGCTGAAGAACTACACCCGAAATGGAACTACACCATCCGCAGGTTCAAGGATCCTGAGCATCGAAAGGCGTTCCTCAAGAACCTTGGTGCCGCAGAAACTGCGGATGAGGCTTTAGAGGATGCTTTTGGTAGCTGGGCGCGCTCTACCAGGTACGACGACCGTAGGTCCACGCCGGCGGCCAAGAGGTCCATGCTTCCTGGGCCCCTGAAGAAGCTCGTCAAGGCTGACCCAAGTGAGGGTCGGGCCTTTTGTTCTGCGCTTACGGGCAAGTGCTCGCCTGTTCCGCTCACCAAAGGTGTCGAGGGCGCGGACGTGCTTCCTCACCACGTGCGCTCATCAAAGGTGCTGGAGACCGTTGGCTCCTACAGAGCTCCGACCTCCTTGAAGAACAAGATCTACGACAAAGCTCTGGGAGCGTCGCACTGGGGTGTTCGAGGCTTGGCCGGCGCCGGGCTTGCGGCAGGTACGTACGTCGGCGCGAAGAAGTTGATGGGGAATGAGTAAGGTCAGCGACCAACTCCTTGCTCAACGCTGGGCTGACGAACTCGACCATCTGGAGAAGACGGCGCGCTCCTACGCTAGGAAATCCTAGCGGGAGTGGGCCCGATTGGAACCAAGACGTTCGAGTACGGCGTTGCGGACTCAGGGCGTAAGGAACCATCTACGTCTCGAGCTCTGACAGGTGTTGCAGGCGGCCTAGTTGGTGGTGCTGTCTGGCGGCGCGACTCTCGGGATGTCAGGTTTGATTGGGGGAGGCGCCGCGGCCCTTCAGTACAAGAAGGGGCGGAAGTTCGGCAAGCCCCTCTCCAAGTCACAGATCGCAGAGGTTACGGCGTAATTCCACGCATAGCCCTGTGCTTGTCGTGGATCTTCTTTCGTCGCCACTTTCTTAGGAACAACTCGCGATGTAGAGGACATGGACCATGGGTGTTCAGGCCCTCGTAGTGCTTCTTGGTGCCGTAGCCTTTGTTGTTCTTCCAGTCGTACTGCGGGAAGTGCTTTCCTAGGGACTGCATTTCTGCATCCCGTGTCACCTTGGCTACAATGCTCGCGGCGCCTACCTGCCAGTACTTAGCGTCTGCTTTGGGCTGCACTTTGGTCTTGCCTTTATACCCTCTGACGTCACGGTCGCCATCGATGATGAGAAGCTCAGCATCTGGTACGTGACGCAGCGCCATATCGCAGGCCGTCAGCCAAGCTTCAGCCATGCCGAAATCGTCTACCCGCTTGGATGTGGCGAAGCCGAAATCGATGAAGTCGGCCTCCTGAACGATGACACGGGCAAGCATTTCACGCGCTGCCTCGGGTACCTTTTTGCTGTCGTCTACAGCTTGTAGCGAGTCGGGACGGGTGTGTTTGAACCCCGCCACGACTACGACAACTGGTCCAGCTAGAGCCCCTAGCCCGACCTCATCTAGCCCTAGGATCATGGGACCTCCTGTAGTTCTTTTCGTGTCGTTGTTTGATGAAAGCCTCGAAGTGAACAGCGCGCTTGTCGATGTTGATTCGAGGCAGCTCGCAGTCGGACATTGCGGCGTAGCACCTTAGGATGTTACGAAGGGGTTCCCGGCCGTCTTTAGGGACGGCAGAACCAAGTGGTATGGTGATAAGCATCTTGAGTGGGTCAACGGTCTTGGTTACGCGGACGCTAGCAGGAAACAGCTCCGTGCCGGCCGCCCACCGTAACAATTTGAAGGCATCCTCGAGCCAAGCCAGGCGTTCGAGGATAATGCGATCTTGGTGCACGAGATGCGTATACCCCGATATCCATGCTGCTTGACGTCGCGAAGAAAGTCCAGGCGAGGCTATCGGAGAGCCGCTTCGGTGACCTCACTCTCGAGTCTTTTGATAACCCGTATGACTACGTTGAAGAGAACGACGAAGAGAAGGTAGACGTCCTTCCTTCCGAGTTCACTGAGTACGCCGTCCGAGTACCCGTGGCGGGTGGTCTCGAGGACTTCAGGTTTGCTGATCGCAGGTACCTCAGGCCCATTTACGACACGCCATCCAAGCGCAGGGTCGTCATTGCAGGCCGTCAGGTTGAGAAGTCAACTCTCCTAGGCAACCAGTCGCTGGCATACATGGCGTTGATCCCTCACTTCAGGGTTCTATACGTCTCCACGTCGCATACCCAGACCAAAGTTTTTAGCCGTGACAGAATCAAGGAGCCGATGGAGGTCTCCCCCATCCTGGCGCAGTTCACCAGCACGCAGCTTCTTTCTAACGTCCTGGAGAAGAAGCTCGTCAACGGTTCTCAAATCACGCTCCGGTTCGCGTTCCTCAACGCCGACCGTTGTCGTGGTATCCCGGCGGACTACGTCAACATCGACGAGTTCCAGGACATCATGATTGAGAACGTACCGGTCATCGAGGAGTGTGCGTCTCACTCGAAGTTTCGGATGTTCACGTATTCGGGCACGCCCAAGTCTCTTGGCGGCTCGTTGGAGCATTACTGGTCTAAGTATTCAACACAGAACGAGTGGGTTGTACCTTGCCGCTCGCACACACCGATGCACTGGAACATTCTCAGTGAGGACAACATCGGTAAGAACGGTCTCATCTGCGACAAATGCAGCAGACCTATTCATGCAATGGACCCGGACGCTCAATGGGCGTCCATGAACCCAGAACCTGACGTAGAGCTCCCCTTTGAGGGCTTCAGGCTACCGCAGCTAATGGTCCCGTGGATCGAGTGGCGGGACATCCTGGACAAGCAGCGCAAGTACAGCCGCGCCAAGTTCTACAACGAGGTGCTTGGCCGCAGCTACGACTCAGGTACCCGCCCTCTTACGCAACAAGACCTGAGAGGGAACTGCAACAACGAGCTCTCCATGGATGCTCTTCCAGAAGTGAAGAAGATCATCGGTCAGATCCAGGTCTGCATGGGCATCGACTGGGGTACTGGAGAGAGCTCTTACACCGTCATCACGCTGGGTGCGTACCTGCCTTTCGCACCGGACAGGTTCACCATCTTCTATTGGAAACGCTGTGAGGGCCGAGAGGCGGAGCCGAAGGAACAGCTCAGCATCATCCGTAAGCTGGTCAACGACTACAATATCAGGCACATCGGAGCTGACTATGGCGGCGGGCACTGGCCGAATGATGAATTGCTGCGGGACTACGGTTCCAACCGTGTCCACAAGTACCAGTGGGTAGGTAACGTAAAGAAGAAGATCAGCTACGAGCCGAGCCTGGGTATCCCGAGGTTCTTATGTCACCGCACGGAGATCATGAGTGACTACTTCAACGCGCTCAAGCGTGGTGATGTGTTCATGTTCCCTCGCTGGCCTGAGTTCAAGGACCCCTTCGCTGCGGACCACATGAACATCTTCAGCGAGTTCAACGACAGGCTGCGGATGAACGTCTACAAGCATGCTCCTGGTATGCCGGATGACTCCGCGCACTCGGCCATCTTCTGCTTCCTGTGCTCTTTCTTCTTCAGGAAGAGGCCAGACGTGGTCCTGCCTCGCAAAGAACTGCAACGGCAGAACGAGATCTACGACGGAAGCGTTGGGGACGTCGAGTCGATGGACATCGATCCCGAATACACCTACGACAATAATCAGAGCTAGAGGTCAGAGTGGACTGCGGACAGCGCGCGGCGTGCCGACTCAGCAGCGTTGTAGTTCCCCATTGTGGTTCGAGCAGCAGCCTCGAGCCGCTTGACCCGGTGTTCGAGCTCACAAAGCCTCATGGCCATCTCGTTCACGTCCATGGTGCGCGTGCTGAGGTAGGCTTCGACACTTTCTCTGGGAATCCAGATGCGGCGGTCGCCCTGATGTTTGATTTTAGGGAGCCTTTTTCGAGAGAGAAGTCTTCGTACCGTACGCTCGGAAACGCCCACAAGAGCCGCGGTTTCCACGACTGTTAGAAGATCGGGTTCCGTTCCCACATTCAAGGGTGCGTGGTACGGTTTTCTTGTGTTCGACGACATCGATCTGGACATCCGTACTTCAGCAGCGAACGTTAGCCGATCCGACCTGCTCAGTCACGGCCGTCGGGCTGCTGATATGTTCATACGTGAATCCGTCCCCCTGACGGAAGCGATTATCAAGGTCGCGCAGGAGACGTCATCGCTGACGCCAGCACACCTCGAGCGCATCACGGAGTTCGCCAACACGGCAGCTTTTGAGCGCCTCTTCGAGAAACAAGCCTCAGACAAGAACATCTCGTTCGACATCGCAGACCCCGCCGACGTCGTCAGGGGCATCAACAGCGCAGCCTGCCCTCAGACCGTGAAGACCTCCTCCGCGGACTACGCGCTGCCCCCGCCTGCGCCCCGTCCGAACGTCGCTGCGATGGATGAGTCGCTCGAGGCTGCTTTCGCCGTCGAGGGTGGCGGTATGGAGAAAACCGCGTCGGCCGAAACCAAGTGGGACGATCTCGGTCGGAACTGGCAGCGGGCCTGTCGCCTCGAGGAGCTCGCCGTCGAGACCTACTGGAACGCCAGCGGTATGCAGAAACAAGCTGCCGCTGAGGCCATCGAGAAGGGCTACAGGGAAATCCTGGGCGGCACCAACATGGGTGAGCTCATCCACGCGATGGCCGGTATCGAGAACGGTCCAATGCTCAAGGAAGCAGCTTCCGCAATCTCGGACAGGTTGGTACACACACTTCCTGCGTACCGGGTCCGTCAGATCCAGGCGGACGCCATCAACTACGAGATGCAGAAGGTGGCTTCTGTCCGTATCGCCAACCACGAGCACCCTGTGGTGGAGGCGTTCGGCGCCTACGTGGCACTGACCCAGAAGCTCGCCGCCATCGAGCACGCCACCAACAAAATCCACGACAAACGGATGCAGTTGGAAGAGCTCGTCAAAGAGGCAGGGCTCATGAGCGCGGCATCGGGGGCCCTGAAGGGGTTCCAGCGCGGTCGGAAAACGGGCCTCAACCTCATCGACTCTGCGCGCCGCGGCTTCGAGGGTGCCCAGAAGCGGTACGCTCACACCGCAGGCAAGACCGTCACCAAAGGTGTCGACAAGGCCGCCAAGGGTGGCAAGAAGGCGAAGGACAAGGGCATGGGCTGGGGCAAGAAGGCCCTGCTCGCCGGCGGTATCACCGGGGGTACCGGTCTTTACGTCGCCAACGAGGCTGCGAACACCCCCTACGTTCCTCCGCACAGGACTTGATCATGAAGACATCAAACGAACTGGATATCTTCGAAGCGCAGCTCGAGGAGTTGTCCTTCGACCTCGAGGACGGCCCGACCAAGCTGGCGGCGCTGGAGAAGGCGGCGTTCAGCCCGCGCGCTTCCCAGGCGATGACCTCCATCGGTATTGGTGCGGCCACCACGCTCGGCAGCGCGCTGGGCGGGACCGTCATCAACTCCATCCGCAGCGCGATGACCAAGGGCAAGAACTACAAGGGCATGCTCGATGTGAACCCGGACCTAGGGAAGAAAGACTCCAAGCAGGTTCAGCTGGCGTTCAACACGCTATCCAGGTTCAACCCGCACTATGCGTCGGACCCTTCTGTCGCCGGCGCCTACGTGCGGCAGCAGCTGGACATGGAGCGGGTAGACCTCAACAGCATCAACTCGCTGGTTGCTGCGAACAAGAGCATCAGTGGAGGTCAGCGCCCCACCTTCGACCCGGCAGGGTGGCACCAGACTGGTTCGAACCTTCTGGGGAACGTGCAGTCCGAGGGTGACCGGCTGCGCTCTCACATGGCGGACGCGAAGTCTCGAGCGGAGTACGAAGCGTACCGCAGGGGTTCAACGAAGGGCCCTGATGCAAGTGAGCTCAAGCGAGCCTTCGGCGGCTGATGCTCACGAAGCTCGCCACGTTCTCAGGCGTCTCTCCCCAAACGGGGGAGCCGCTCGTCCAAATGTTCCGGCAAGGTGCATCGGTGGAGAAGACCGCCGGCCAAATGTCTCCGGACATCAAGGACTGGCTGAGCACGTACAAGTCTGACAAGGAGAACGTCCCCCTTCTCGTCAACGCGATGGGCGACTCGCGTATCTGGGGTCAGAACCGAAACGGTGACAACTTCTTCTGGCCGGCACTGTCCCACGACTGTCGCTGTCACGATCCTTCCAAGCATTCGATCGACAAGTTCACTGGAAAGCGCATCCCGGCGCACGGGTACTGGACCTTCCTCATGGCGCACCCGTTCGTGCACCATAAGAACAAAGACCCGGGGCGTGCGTTCGGCAAGGTGGCGGTATCTACGCTCAACCCGTTGATGAAGCGCGTTGAGCTCGTAGTTCTCATCAACAGGCAACGTGCGGAGCAGTACGAGGCCGGTGAGTTCGTCGCGCGCATCGACCAGGGCGAGTTCCCGGATGTGTCGATGGGGACCAAGATCCCTTACGACACATGCTTGATTTGCGGCAACAAGTCGCGAACCAAGAAGGACTACTGCGAGTGCCTCAAGAAGTGGCGCATGGGGGCCATTCTCCCCGACGGCCGCATCGTAGGCGTAGACAACCCGCACCCGAGGTTCTTCGACATCAGCTTCGTGTTCATCGGCGCTGACAAGACCGCCAAGGTGATGACGAAGCTTGCTTCAGACTCGGGCCTTTGGGTGCCTGAATCCGTTGTTGATGCCGAACGGCTGTACGGTCCAGAGGAGAGTCTTGTGAAAACTGCAGGCGTCGGCATGACCAATGAAGACTTTCTTCGTTTCTTCATGGGCAGTAAGGCTGCGAAGAAGGGCGTAGGCCGCTCTCTCGGTACGCACGGACGTACGGATGAGGCCATAGACAAAGACGAGCCCTCACGGAACGAAGGCGTTCTACCTACCAACTACACGGAACATGACACTGTCGTGAGCAACGAAGCTCGAGAGAAAGAAGCAGCCGCGAAGCTCCAAGCCCCTCCGCACAGGGATAGGTATCCGTACGCAGGTCGTATGAAGTTCCGGGGTATGACTATCAACATCGAGAACGCGAAGGGTACTTGGCGCACGGGTGAAGGTTGGAAGACCTTTATGAAGTTCCCGTACGGTGAGATCGATGGCTCGATGGGCAGCGACGGTGATCCTGTTGATGCGTACATAGGTCCTGATGCCTCTGTTGAGAACGTGTACATCGTTCACCAGAACCACGTCGCAGGCCCCAACAAAGGTACCTACGACGAAGACAAGTGCATGCTGGGCTTCAAGACCGCGAAGCAGGCAGAGAAGGCATACAAGGGTCAGTACACTGGCGTTGATCCCTTCCGTTCTATCACCACCATGAAGGTCGACGCTTTCAAGAAGCTGGTCTTCAGTAAAGAGGGAGTAGGTGAGAAGTTGGCTGGCTGTGCAGAGGACCCCTGTAGCGGCGCTCCCGACACAGCGGGTGACGTCCTCGATGAGTACTTCAACTACGGTAACCGTCGGCGTCACCGTAGGTTTACAGACAAGGTCACCAACGAGAGTACTACCCACGTAGGTTCGGGCTTAGGTGACACGTTTGAAGACGATGGCGCCGTACGCATGAAGACCAAGACTGCGGGCGTGAAGGACGCTGCGTGGAAGTTGGCGGAAATCAAGAAGGTCATCCCTGCGGATAAGGTCATGCCTAAGGTCGTTGAGAAGCTGGACGCCCGCGAAAAGGACATCCCCAAGGACATCCTGGATATCCTAGGTAAGCTTCCACTTCCCGTGAGCCTATCCACGCCCTCCGCAATGGGCATCGTCCTGCGCCCCAAGGAGTTCCAACGAGTCGTACTCGTGCGGATGGGCAAGGGTGACGTAGCAGACAAGCTCGACTCTGACTGCAGCTGCTTCAAAGAGGGGGACGGGAAGCTGCCTCTCACTGGTGGCTTGGGTTATCCGGCTTTCAGCGCGGCGTTGATGCGGATGCTTCTACCATTCCTGGAGAACCGTTCGTTCATAGAGCCTGTTCTGAAGCGCCGCATCATTCGAATCTCGGTAACGGCCCCTGAGAAAAAGGAAGAGAAGGATGCAGATTCACCTCTTCTAACCAAGATAAGTAGTGCCTACAATTGGTACAGAAGCGAATGTCTCTCCGCGGCCAAACACGCACCGTATGCCATCAAGGAACACCCCGAACTGCAGTTGGCAGTACTGGGTCCTATGGCCGACGACTTCACCAAAAACGCCAGCGCGCAGGAAGCCGCGATGGGCGCGGCTATCGCTTCCATCCCCATTGCTCTGATGTATGCTTCCAGTCTGAAGCGGGCCAAGAATCAAGGACAAGCGATGGGAGCTATCAAAAGCTTCATCGCGGATCACCCAAAGCTTACAGCAATGGGAACCTCGGTAATGGCTCGAGAGCTAATGGAACACCCAGCCGTCAACAAAGCGGTCTCCGACGTGGCTTCGCGGTCACTCAAATCGGTGGCACGCTTCGTTGCACAAGCAGCCGGGGCATGAGAGGTCCGCAACCTTGATGAAATGCCACGCCGAACAACTCAAATCACGCCCTCGTAGGAGTCAATCATGGACGAGTTCCTAGCGGACCTCTTTGACACGTCAAACAACATCTCGTCGCTCTCAGGCGGTCAGCCCGCTGAAGACCTCGAGAAGCTCGCCCAAGCACACCTCATGAGTGAGATGCTTGCGGCCGACGGTTTCGACGTCAACAAACTCACCGATGACACAGTCGCCAAAGTCGCGTCTGTGTTGGGCTTCCAAGCGGCGCCGGCGCCCACGGCGCCCGCACCTGCGGCAGCGCCGACGGAGAAGGTCGCATCGACCGAAGAGCTCCTTACTGCCGCAGGTAAAGAGAAGGTTGCGGAAGCGCAGGCTCTCGGCAAGGTCATCGCGCATTCGTACGTCAGAGAGCTCGCTGAGCTGAACCAGAAGACGGCTGCCGCAGAAGCTGCCTCGGCTCCGGCAGCTCCCGCCGCCAATGGTGCGCTCGAGAAGCTGGCCGAGGCCCGCCTCGCTGCGTGGATTCAGGAGCAGCAGGCTGCGCAACCCGCCGCCGCGCCTGCCGATGAGACCACCAAGCTAGCCGAGGCTATCGATCAGCGCGCCTACCAGATCGCGGTCGAGCGCGGAATCATCGTGGAGGAAGGGCAGTAGAACTCCCTTCTAGGGTCCTCAAGGAATGAACTCTGTGATGCTGGCTTCGTTTGAACAAGAGCTCGAGAAGATCGGGGCGAATATCGCGCTCGGTAATCCCGCAGCCTTGGCGAAGCCAGTGCCGCTTGTTTCTTCTAAGGGGCCCTCGCCTACGGCAACCTCGAAAGCGACCAACTACACGACTGTCCATACAGATGCGCGGCCTGCGGCGGCCAATGTAGCTGCAGGGACTAAGGCCACGCCGCCCCCGGCAGTCAGAACCTAGGAGATCCATGAGCACCCTAATGGACATGTTGAACGACTGCATCTCAGAGTCGATGTCTCAGCTGAGTGACCCCTCAGGCATGAGCAAGACTGCGGGTAAAGAGTGCGCCAAGTGCGAGCACGACAACTGCCCCGAAGGCTGCCCCAAGGGCTGCTCCTGCAAGCCTTTCGCTGACACAGGAAAGACCTCGAGCGTAGATCTTAGTGATCCGCTCAGCGTTGCGGATATGTGCGATTTCGTTGCGGATAATCTCGAGAAGGTCGCTGGCGACCCGCCGATGAACCCGCCGATGGACGCAGGTATCGCACCGGGTGGTCCCGGCAGCGCGATGGCGACCAACGAAGTTCCCGACAAGCCCCCGCTTCCGGACGCTGGTGGTATGGGTCAGGCCAGCGGCGCCAACCAGCCTCCGAAGCGGACAGATGCTACGGAGAAGGCCAACGTCAACGACGCAGCCAACGCTTTCCCGACCAACCTGGACTCTGCTCCAGGCGGCACGACCAAAATGTCCTCGGTCCTCGACCTGTTCGCAGCCGGCCATCTCGAGAAGACTTCGGTCCTCGAGCTCTTCGCCAAAGAAGCTGCCAACGCCGAGCACCCTGCCAGCATCAGCGCGGGCACGGAGCCAGAGCTTCAGTCCGCCGCCGCCGCCAACTCGGCAGTGAGCCAGGGCACCGAAGCTGGTGAGCAGGTTCCTTCCGAGATGGGTAGCGACTCAGGTCGGGAGCTCATCGGTTCAAACGACTCGGCTATCAACGCCAGTAAGCAGCAGGCCAAGACCAGAACGGTCAAAGCGGATATGGCTGCTTGCCTCTCGGAGACGCCGATGTCGGCGTCGCACGATTCCGCTCTCAATAAGTCGCTCGAGAACACCTCCGAAGCGGGTGTGAAGATTGCTGCGGCTCGACAACAACTGCAGGAGTTCGCCAACGCGTCTCCAGAGAACCGTGCCAAATTGGCTGAGGCGGTGAAAATCGCCTTGGACGAGGAAGAGGAAGAAGTACCTCCGGGAAAGAAACTTCCCGGTGGCGAAGCTCCCCCTCCCGAAGCTATGGCGCCACCCCCACCCGGAATGCCCATGGGAGAAGCGCCGCCGCGCCTGCCGATGATGGTTCCGGGCCAGGAGCCTGAGATGGTTCCGGGGATGGCTGGTCCCTCTGAAGAAGCGCTGGCAGCAGCCCAGTCCGGGGTTACGCCAGAAGAACTGGCCGAAGCCATGGTACTGATGGCATCCGCGGCACCGCCCCCGGCCCCCGAGCCGATGGCACCGCCGATGATGCCTGGTGGAGCTCCTCCGGTACCGGCAGCACCGGCAGCCTAAAGAGGAAAAGAGAACATCATGGAAAAGCTCAGCCAGACCAAGACGGCCTCCTTTCTGAAGCAGGCCGCGGCTACGATTCGTAGTCAGAAGGAAGACAACGACACGTTGTCCGCCGAGAACTCCGATCTTCGTGAGAAGATTGCGGGTTTCGAACGCGAGCAGCGTGTCGAGGCTATCGCTCGGGACATGGAGGACAAGGGGTTGAACGACGCCTTGGACTTCAATGAGAAGGTCGCTTCTCTCCGAGAGCAGGACAACCTCGATGTCATGGAGGAAGCGGTCAAGGTCGCATCTCCCCAGACGCCGGGCCTGCACTTCCAGACCGACGACGACGCACCCGCTGGTTCCGGTGCAAGCGCTTTCGAAACCTTCATCGTGACCGGAGAGGTCCCGCAGTAGAGCTCGGAAGTTCGAGTACTCAACCCAAGCTAGGAGATACCTATGTCCCTCGGAGCACACTTCGACCTGATCACGCCCTTCCAGATGTTGGACCGGCGTTCCATGACCGTTGCTGGTGGCGCGGATGGCAACATCCTCGACCCCGACAACGCCCGCCCGCTCATCGACGGTGAGTGGCTTCAGCCGGATGGCCTCGGCGCCATGGTCCGCGGTGGCACTGGCCACGCGACCAACGACGAGCCCGCCACCGTGCCTCAGTACGTCTACGTCGCCGAACGTGGTCGCTACGAGACGCAGGGTCTCGGCAAGGGTCCTTTCCTGTGGATCGGTGACTTCGAAGCCGACACGCTGGTCTGGGCAGGCGCCCCCGGCACGACTTCAGAGAACCCGCCGACTACGGTCGGTCAGCCTCTCGAGGTCCGCAACGTGGTGTTCACCGGCGGTATCATCCGTCGCGGCTTCGCGCTGTGTCAGTCCGGCAGCTTCGTGGTCGGTTTCGTGACCCGCCTCCCGGCGAACAACGCCAACCGGCTGCGCTTCAGCACCAAGGGCGCGGGTGGCATCCTGGCGTAAGCCTCGGCTTACCTAAGGAAGCACCAAAAGGACCAAAGGAGAATTAGAGATGAGTGCAATTGCAGCCACCGTCGAAATGTTCTGTCAGCGACTCGACGAGCCCGACGGAAAGACCAAAACAGCAGCCCTGGCGGGCCCCTGGATTCGCGACCGACTTCGCGAAGTGGCGTTCAGCCGCAACATCATTCCGCCGGACCCGGTGACCAAGGCCGACTGCCAGCGTTCCGTGAATCACGACACCCTCGTGAAGATCGTGGACGTCGAGCCCCGCTCGCGCGCCATGGCCATCGACTTCCGTTCCCAGCCCACGGCTCGCTTCATCAGCGCACCGCGTGCTGAGATTCCGTTCTTCACGGTTTCGTCCGAGAAGTACGAGAAGACGGAGCAGGAGCTTCTCGCCTACGAGATGCCCATCACGAAGATCATCGAAGAGAACAACGTGAAGGACATCCAGGAGGTCGAGGACCGCGAGTTCCTGCGGCATGGCGAGGCCAGCGTCCAGGGTCTGCAGACGGACACGAATGCCACGGTGGGCGTGAACTTCAACGCCACGAACATCCGCGCCGGCAATGTGAACGCGCAGCAGATTTCGATCGTCAAGGGTGAGCTCGCGCTCGCCGCCGACGGCATCGACTTCACTGTTCGTCCGCTCCAGCGTCCGGACCTCGTGTCGCTGTTCAAGCTGCTCGACGGCAACCGCCTGCGCGCTGACCGGATGCTGATGACGGAAGTCGACCACGACGACGTCCTCAACTGGACCGTCGAAGACTTCGGCGACAAGATCCAGTCGGAGACGGTGGTCGACGGCTACAAGTACAACACCCTTCTGGGTCGTCGGGTGGTTCGTACCATCAAGACCGACATCCTGCGGGCGGGCAACTTGTACATCTTCGCGGCGCCGCAGTTCCTCGGGAAGTTCTACATCCTGAACAACACCAAGTTCTACATCGACAAGATCGCGAACTTGATCACGTGGCAGTCCTGGGAAGACATCGCCATGGGCTTCGTGAACATCGCGGCCATCAGGAAGCTCGAGCTCTACCGAGGGTCCGTCCGTCCCACGGCGACCGACGCCGGTTTCGCAGCCTTGCTGCCGGTCGAGGAAGAGGACCTGGGCGCGGAGAACAACCGCGTCACGGCCAACCTGCACTTCCCGCAGGTCGCTCAGTTCTAAGCAACCCACTGGGGTCTAGCACCTGGCTTTTCAATACGCATAGCCAGGTGCTAGTCTCTCGGTATCGAGAAGCACATGGATACGCTGTTCATCAAACACCTGCAGCGCAGAGCTGCAACAAGAACACAGCGTGCTGCTCGACGAGGTGGCCATCGTCTAGGAATCATCTTGGACGACGGGTCTCGTATCCGCCGGAAGGGTCGTAACCGCACGACCCCTATCGACTTCGCACTCGCAGTACAAAACAGCTACACGCTTCTCAAAGGTATAGACGATGGTCTGCTGGCCATCCAAAACGCCGCTGGTGAAGTCTTCTCTCGTGACAACCTCGTTGCCCTGTTCGCAGGGACGGCAGAGGCGCCCGCGGTAGAGACTGAGCCTGAAGTAGAGCCTGTCCCCGAACCCTCCCCGGACCCCGAGCCTGAAGCGGAGACTCCTGAAGAGGAGACTCCTGCCGAAGAGCCCGAGCCTGAGCCTGAAGCAGAAACTACGGATGACGTAGAGCCTGTTGCGGACCCAGAGCCCGTCGAGGAGCCCGAGCCCGAAGCAGAGACGCCTGAAGAGGTTGAACCTGCTGAAGAGCCCGAGCCCGAAGCGGAAGCCGAGGAGCCCCCTTCTGAGGAAGAGCCCGAAGAGCCCGAAGCAGAGGAAGAGGCACCGGAAGAGCCGGCGCTGTACGGGGACGTGGACATCACCAATTCCGTTCTGGTGCCCGAAGAAGAGGATGGTGTCAGCGAACCTGAAGAGTCGACCCGCGCGGACGAGCTCACGGTCATGAGTCGAACAGCACTCAACAAGCTGGCGAAGAAAGCGGACATCAAGTTTCGCGGCGTCAAGAAGGACGACCTGGTTGTTCTTCTCGTCGAGGCGGGTGCCTGATGCCAAGAGCTTGGAATATCTCAGATCATCCGGGAGGCCCATTTGCGCCCGCAGCCATCATGGTTGTGGGGTACACGGTCCTTCCAGGACGTTTCATAGACATCCCGCAGGTTTTGTACGACGCAGCTGAGTCTAAGCTTCTCGACGACGTGGGCCGTGGGCTCATAGCGTTCGGGCAGCAGGCGCCTCTTTCTTACCGGCAGGCCAAAGGGCAGACGCACGCCCCGAAGCCCGCAGGGTACGTGCCTAGCCATGCTAGGCCGAAAAAGAAGAAGGTGGCGAAGGTGAAGCCAGACAAGCCGCTTTCTCCACCGGGCACTGCCCCACAGGCTGAAGTTCAGAAGTCGTCAAGGTCAACAAGGGTACGTCGAGCAAGTGAGGGGTAAATGGCACTAGTCGCTGACATCAATGACCCGCTCATTGTCCAGGTCATCGGCTACACCCGTTTTGCCCTTCGTGACTTCGAAGAGCTCAACAGGTTGACCGTAGGCGTCGACCACTCTGACCGGCACATCTACTGGGCCATCCTCATGACACTGTCAGACTGGGCGTCCACGCCGCCGTTTGTCGGGGCAAACTTCCAGTACATCATGAACCACGGCTGGATTGCGCTGTTCGTCCGTGGCGTGATGTGCGAGCTCATCCAGTCGCTGATGTTCTTACACATGCGGAACTACCTGTCCTACTCGGACGGTGGCGTTCCCGTGCAGACTGAGCATCCGCAGCTTCTCCAGTCCTCTCTCACCATGATGCGTTCTATCTATGAGCAGCAGAAGCTACGTGCTTTGGTTGCGGCCAACATCGAAGACGCGTTCAACGCTGGCATTGGTATACATAGTGAATATGTACACGTGAACAGCTTCTACGGAGCCATCTGATGACACCTCACGACGCAGAAATCCTTTCGTTCATCGAGGAACTCGACACCGTCAAAATCAAAGAGGGTTGGGTCCCTCCCCTGGCAGGCGGTGCTTTGGCAGGCGGTGCTACAGGCGCTGCGCTTGCGGCGAGTCGTGCTGAAGAGGGTGAAAAGCTTAGGGCAGGCGCCTTAGGCGGCGCGGCGGGTGCAGGTCTTGGCGCCGCGGGCGGCCTAGCAGGTGCTGTCACAGGTGGCATAGGTGGCTCCTTAGCTGGCATCGCAAGACATGGCAGTGGCATAGGCCAGCGCATGACAAACAGCCAAGTGTTGAAGACGCTGCCCTACACGGTTGGCGGGATGGGTGTAGGTACTTTGGCGGGGGGTGCGCTTGGCGGTGTCGCTGGTGCCCACCTAGCTCGACGTCCTCCTCGAGAAGAAGAGTTGGAGAAGGCTGCTGCATTGGGCCTCATGATGGGTGGTGGTGCCATGGCCGGTGGTACCACCGGCGCAATCATAGCTGCCAAGCGAGCTGAAGAGGGTGAGCGGCTTAGGGCAGCCGCCATGGGCGGTGTTGCGGGGGCAGGTCTTGGCGCCTTGGGCGCTGGCATAGGTGGCATAGCGGGAGGCGTGGGAGGCATCGGCTTGGGATCTGCGGTTACGAATCCTCCTAGGGGGAACTTCTCAAAGCTGAAGGCCATAGTTCCGTATGCCAGGGGCGGTGTAGCTTTAGGCAGCGCCGCGGGCGCTGGCATAGGTGGGCTGATGGGCGGTGCGGGTGCTTCGGAGGTCAACGAGGCTATTCGACGCAGACAGGCCGCGCCTGAAGGAGAGAAGGTCGCTTTTTCTCCTGAAGCTGCAGAAGAATACATGCAGGAGAAGGGCGCGTCCGCGATGGCAGCTATAGGCTCTGGCATACGCGCCGGGTACAAAGGCGTCAAAAGCGTCGCTTCAAATCTGATGGACGGTAAGAAGGTCAACGGTCTCAAAGGCGCCCTCGACACTGTCACCGACCCGATGTCCAAGGCGTACAAGGCAAGCAAGAAGCAGAGCGTGAACATCGCCAAGAGGCCGCTCAAGGAAGGCGGCAAGGCAGCCAAGAGCCGCAGCATGGATACCGCAGTTGGTGTAGGTACTACTGCAGCGGGCGCGGCAGGCGCGGCAGGTATCGGAGGGTACGCGGTTAGCTGAGACGTTTAGCTTCGGGAAGCACCGAGCTACCCGTAGAATTGGGTCAGAGGGGCGCCTAACGCCCATCCAGTGAATGCTTGAAGTCACGAAGCTAGTTGTCCGAAGCTTTGACCTCGATCATCTCGATGTGTACTGGGAGATCAGCACATCAACAGATGCACCGGAGAGGTACCACTTCGACGTCCTTAGGAGTGTGGACGGCCCGGCCGGACCTTTTGAGGTTCTAGCAGCCGACCTATTGAACACGTTTACCTTCAGGGACGGTAGCGTGCAGGCGCTGCACAAGTGGCGACAGTACTTCTACAAGATTCGCGTACGTGACCTCGACAGTGGCGAGGACCGAGAGTACGGCCCCAAGATGTTGGCCGCGGAGCCTGACCGCATCGCTCTTGAGATTCAGCGACGGCATCAGCTGGTGAAGCAAGAGTTCACGGGTAGGAAGTGCTTGCTGTTCCCTGCACTGACGACAGGCTTTCGATGCCGTAGCTGCTACGTGACCAATGATCGAGGGAACTCGCTGGGTCGGCAAAGTACCCAGAATTGCCCGACGTGTTTCGACACGACCTTTGTGGGCGGGTACGCGACTCCGATCCTTGTTTACCTGCAGCTCGAGCCCTCTCCCAAGCACGTGCAGAGGTCAGACATCAACGAGAGGGCGCCATCTGACACAACGGGGCGTCTTGCTGCATTTCCTCCAGTCAAGCCAAAGGACGTTGTCGTTGAGGCCGAGAACCGAAGGTGGCGCATAGAAAATGTGTCTTCTACTCAGAAGCTGCGCGCCACTCTTCACCAGGAGCTAAGGCTGCACGAGCTCCCGCGGGACGACATCAACTTCAAGCTTCCCGTCAACCTCAGTTTGTTCGACACTGAGTTCTCTCCTGAGAGAGAGTTCACACGCCCAATGTCGTTAGGCAATGACACTGTCAGAGCCATCCCGGATTTGGTACCTCTGTAATGAACGCAGTCACCACAGAAGCCTTTACTAGCGAGCTTGAGAAGATTGCTCAAAGGTACCCAGCCACCAAAGAGCGGCTGAAGACTACGGCCAAAGCAATGGGCATCTTTGCTTTGGGCTATGGGCTAGGTTCTGGTCTAGGTAGAGTAGCGGGCCATCAGATAACAAAAAGCGCACTTCCAGGTCTGACCAACGCTGACCTGAAGAAAGTATCCGTAGGTGTCGGGCTTCTTAGCGGCGCCGGCGCGCTAGGTATGGCTGCGTCCAAATCTCAGCTACGCAACCTGTGGAAAGAGGCTGACAAGGTCACGGACTCCAGGTTCTCAAAGGCAGGCAAATGAGCGCGCCTGCAACCATTCGCGAGTTTGAAGCTGGGGACGGAAGTCTTGCCAATGACCCAATGGTCTACTTGGCGAAGCTGTGGACCTTCTTTCTGCAGAACATGTTCAACACCTTCCCTGAGGGTTGCGGCTTCCACTGGCGCCCCAGCGAAGAAGACACTGAAGTTACCATCTCGAACGAGAAGCCTACGCTCGAGGCCATCGAAAAGACTCCGCACATCACTGTGGTCATTGGTCCTGGGCAGATGCACGGCCTATCGATGGACCAACACGTTTTTACCGATTCACACACGGGAACGCGCGAGCACACTGACCTTGCATCTGCTTCTGTTGCGTTCCATTGCCAGGCTCGAAATGGCCTGATGGCTCGTCGCATGGCCTGGAACGCAGGCTTTTACACGAACGCCCTCCGACGCATGGTGATGCGCCAGGATGGTATTCATCATGTCAACCCGGGCTGGAATATGTCCGGCGAGACACCCCCAACGGCCTATACAGGCCCCCTTTCAAAAGAAGAGCTGGTTGCCGTTGTGGTGACCGTTTCCTTCTATTGGCAACCTCACTGGACTATAAAAGAGTGTGTGAGCACCTTGCTCGATTCATTCGCAGTGACCTTGTCCGTTCGGGACAGGGACTTGAGCGTAATTCGGGTCAACGGCGTTCCGTTGAAGAACATCACTCTGGTGGACATTGATGCGGCGGTGCCCGAGCTCGTCCAGCAAGTTGAAGTGGAGTAGGAGAACCTGATGGTTGCAGCAGCGCTTCCCCGTCCGGGTGTTGAGATCGTTCAGACCTTTGCCTCGACGTCGCCGACAATTCTCATTCCGACGCTGGTTCCGGTCAACGTCGGTCCTTTCTTCGAGGTCATCGATGCTCTCCAGAGCGATGGCACGGTCAACAGTGCTGCGGCCTTGGCGTCTCCGTACGCACAGCTCGGTCTGACCATCCCGCAGAGTTCCTTCCCGGCGCCTCGAGGAAACATCGCCGAGCTCAACGTAGATGAAGACTCTGTTCGGTGCTTCTTCAACGTGGGTGGGGCACTTCAGGAACTGTCCAGGACCTCGGGCTTCCTCATTACGCTCACAGGTGCTCACACAGGAGGTACTTCTGCTTCTACGGCGGCAGTTCTCGAAGCGTCAGGTGCTACGTACCCCGTAAGCGTCGATGGTGTTGTCTTGCGCATTGCGCACAACACGCACAACGCAGTGGGCGTCTCTCTTCCGGACCTGGCCAACTTCCCGGCGGCTCTGGATACGGACATCACGTTGGAAGGTGCGGCCGCGACCATCGTCAACGTCATCGACCAAATCAACGCTGTCTTCCCCGGAATGGCGACGAACAACTCTGGGCAACTTCGCCTGACGTCGTCCAAGTTCGGTGCGCAAAGTTCTGTCTGCGTGAAAGCAGTCGGAGCCAACGTCACGCTGGGCTTCACTGCTGTTGACCAGGTTGCGGTTGGTGCAGGTCTCTACGCCATCGACGACGGGGATAGTGACCCGACCTCAGCGCGCATTGAGTTCTTCATGGGCGCTGAGACCCGTGACGCTGGGGACGTAAATGTGGACGTCACGGGTGTCACCGCGCCCAACTTCGTCACGAATCAGGTGCAGGTAGGCGATGCGGTTACCGCGGACGGCGTGGCTATCGGCCTTGTCCAGACAGTTACCGCCTCGCGGCTGGTCATGTCGATTGAGCAGAACATCATGTCCGCTGCGGCGGGTGGTTTTGCGCCGAGATACGCGTGGGTCCAGGCCAATGGGCTAGTGTTCCCTGCTCCCGCGGCCAGCACTGCCGCTGTAATCCTCGGTACCGAGCAAGCGGCAGTTGCGTCAGTCGCAGCCATCACCAGCGCTGCGGGTACGTACCCCTACGAAGTCGGTCAGACCATCACCTACGAGGTGTGGCAGGGCGGTGTGTCCTTGGGTGAGGAGATTCTCACTTCGGACAGCGCCTACGCCAACGCTGCGACCGCAGCAACAGCGCTGGATGCTTTGGCGACCAATGTTGTCATCACAGACAGTGGCACGTCTCTGGTCTTCACGGCCTTGGCCGCCAACACGGGTTCGGGCTCTCGAGTCACGTTCTCGAGTGAGTCTGTAGGCGATGGTGCCACTGGCTTTACGCCAGGCGACACTGACATCGGTGAGAACATCAGGTTCCCCGCCAACTTGAACGGTGAAGTGTTCGAGTGGTCCTTGGACAACAATGCCCAAGAGTACTCCGTCATGTTCTCCAGCGATGAGGACGACGGCGGTGTCTCGCTGCAACAGGTGCTCGACCTCATCAACGGGGAGACACCGCTAGTAGCTACTGAGTCGCTGACAAGTGCGCGAGCGGTGCTACTCACCTCGGGCATGGTGGGCGCAGGTTCTGCCATCACTATCCGTGACGGCTCTGCGAATGACGTCGGTGGTGCGGGGCTCGGGTTCACAGATGACAGCACGACCGTCGGACTGGGCAGACCTGCTCCTGACTTCGCGATGGACATTTCAGGCAACGCGATCATCCAGGACCAGATCCTACGAGACGCTTTGCAAGGTGTTCCGTTCGTGGGTGTTGGTGGGCAGGCGGTTACTTACTTGCAGCACAAGGCGCTGCGATTGGACCTCTCTGCTCAAGCCGCCGCACCAGGGCTGCTGACAGTCAACGATACTGCAGCCCTAGCGTCTGCAGCCAACCCGGTGACTACAGAGAATCCCGGCGCACTGATGACGCACCTTTGCCTGCTGAACTCTCCGGGGTCGCTGGTGAAGGCGCTTGGTGTGTCCGCGACTTCTTCAGATGCGCCCAACGGCACACCTGCGGCCTACGCGGAGGCAGCGAGTTTCCTCGAGGCCCAGGAGGTCTACTCCATTGCCGCGGCCACGGATGACCCGGTCGTCCACCAGGCGTTCCTGACACACGTCACCACGATGAGCGCGCCCAAGAACAAGGGCGAGCGCATCTACTTCTTCAGCTCGCCGGAGCCTGTGCGTGCGTTGAACACGATCTACGGGTCGGGTAACGACGCGAACACTACGCCAACGCCCAAGGAAGTCACCATCGAGGTGAACATCGCAACGGCGCTCATCAACGCAGGTATCGATCCCGCGAACGTCAACCCGTCTTCGGGTGCCATCGTCAACGAGGTCTACCTGGACATCGCAGGTGACGCAAACAACTACCTCATCGAGAGTGTGACGGGTGGTGTGACTATCCTCGTGCGGACAACGTTCGCTTCCACCGAGAACACCGATGCGTTCTTCACCACAGTCACACCAGCTGCGGTGGTCAGCGATGACTGGTCGGTGGCCCTGCGCGGAGCACTTTTGCTCAACCCGGGAACGACAGATCCGAACAAGCAGTTGATCGCGGAGACGGTCTCTGGTTACGGCGCCGCGATTCAGAATCGTCGAGGCTTCAACGTCTTTCCGAACTCGGTTGGTATCAACATCACTGGGCTCGAGCAGATCGTTGCGGGGCACTTCGCCACGGCGTGTATCTCGGGGATGGTGGCCAACCAGCCGCCGGCACAGCCGTTCACAAACCTACCCATCACGGGTTTGACCAAGGTTCAGGGGTCTCACGACCGCTTCACCGAAAATCAAATGGACGTGATGGCGGGCGGTGGTACTTACATCCTCGTCCAAGACACGGAAACGGGTCCGGTGGTTTGTCGCCACCAGCTTTCGACCGATACGACCACGATTGAGAAGCGCGAGCTCTCGATCACCAAGGCCATCGACTTCACGGCTAAGTTCTTGCGGACGGGTCTGAAGAACTTCATCGGTCGAAACAACATCACCACCTCGTTCCTGGACCAGATCTCGACGGTCGTTCAGGGACTCATCGACTTCTTGGTCGACGGCGGTGTTCTCGCAGGTGCGTCCATCAACAACATCATCCAGGATTCGGCACAGCCGGACCGCATTCTCATCGATGTGGTCTTGGATGTTCAGTATCCTTCGAACTACATCCGCCTGACCTTGGTGGTGTAAGCTCAACAGGCAGGAGAAAGATATGACATCCAGAGCATTCAGCGGACAAATCGCCGCACGACCCCACCTGGTCGCCCCCGGTAAGCGAGGGCTGCCCGGTGAGATTGCTGACCTGCGTTCCGACGTCGAAGCAGCCATCGATGCGGTCGAGGACCAGATCGAACAGCAGGACGTCGCGTGCGCCGTTCTTCGGCTGGACGTTCAGCCGACTGAGGACGATGAGCTCGTCATCGGCGCCGATACCTACCAGTATCGTGACACCGCCGGCGGCGAAGACGCGGGGAACATCAACATCCAAACGGGCGTCAGTGCGGCCGCGGCGCTGTTGAACACCATCGCGGCCATCAATGCTAGCGGGACTGAGCGAGTCTTCGCGTCGCTCTACAACACGGACTTCCTGCTCGTCCAGCAGGCCAACGAGCCTGGTGGTCTTCCGGCAGGGACGCTGCTTCCGGGCGCCCCAGTCTCCGTCGCGCTGACGGAGACGTTGACCGACGTCGAAACGTGGTCGCACGCCAACATGAACGAGACGGGTCACGGTGGTACTGGTCTGCGTACGGTCATTCGTGTCGCGTGCACCACGGCCAACATCGCGGCGACCTACGATCACATTCTGCGGTTCAAGCCGATGACGATCCGCTGCCTCGCGGTGACGGACGTCGCGGGTGTCATCTCGGCGGCCAAGACCGATTCGATGAACACGGCCATCGCCACGACGGCCATTATGGTCCCGGCCAGGAATGCGATCACGTTCGTACTCGCCGCCGGCGCCACTGACCCCATCGACACCGACATCGCGTGGTTCGAGGTCGTCGGTCAGCTGTAGTAGCCCCGTGCTACTCTGAAGGCGAGCAAAGGAGAGGTAGTCAATGGCCAGGTTGTCACAATGGAAGCCGTACCAGCAGTCCGTGCAAGCGGGCATGGTGGATGGGCAGTTCCTCAACGCGTCGTTCACTCTGTTGGCCGCGGGTCCGCCCCGCATTTCCAACGTGGGCTCGGCGGTGTTCACGGGTGACATCCTGGCCTCGGCTAACGCCGACCAGATTGTCTTCCCCATCGGCATCGTTCAGAACTTCAACATCTCCCACAACCGGCAGTTCACGCGGGTGTGGGAGGTGGGTTCCGAGCGTTCGTTCTGGATCTCCGGCCGTACGGTCGGTCAGATTGGGCTGTCACGGATTCTTTACATGGGGCCCTCGCTCCTGAAGACCATGTACGCCTACTACCAGGACCTCGTTCCGCCCACGCTGGTGAACAGCCTGCTGGGTGCCACGAACCTCGGGTTCATCACGGCGCCGAACCCCCACGACGTCAAGATTCCGCCGGGCTATGAGAACATGGTTCTCAACCTCGCCTCGGACATGTTCGCTCAGCCCATCGGGCTCATGGCGTACTTCCGGGACTCCAACGAGGATACCTACGGTGCTGCGTACCTCGAGAGCTGCGTCATCCCGTCTCACGGGCTGGCGACGGACGCGCAGGGAACCATCATCCAGGAGAACGCAGCCGCGCAGTTCGAGCGTCTGGTGCCGGTGGCAGTCACAGCGACCAAGCTTATTGACATCTCCGCATCTGATCCGCTCGGCCTTGCTGCGTGATCCTCAACCGCGCCAAGTTAGCCGCGGCGCTGACCCAGCTGACCGCGGAACTCCAGTCTGACGCCAAGCACGGCCTCAAGGGCCGACTTGCGCGTCCAGCGGTTGTAGGGAACAAGCTCAAGACGGTGCAGGGCCCGAAGTGCCTTCCGCCACGCTTGAACAAGGTTTCGATCTAACTACATACACTCTATGTACTCAACAGCGTAGGCATCCTCACCTGCTTCATAGGCGGGGATGTCGTCGAGTTCTGCCTGGTTCAGCAAGATGACGTCGGGCTTCAGCCGGTGGCTCATGAGTTGTTCAAGCAGGGCGGCGTTGGTGGCAGCGGCGCGCGCGAGAATACGGAAACCCACATAAGACTGCACAACAGTCTTGCACGGTGTCGGAGAGTCTGTCATAGTCTCTGCATGACGACGCTACATCACGGAGCACACACCAAGTTTTCTCTGCACATCGGCCAGTGCTTCACCGATGACCGATCGGCCGCTGACAGCTACGCATGCCAGGGCCGTGCAGGTGAGATCGCGACGATCTCGGCTGATTTTGACGGGCTGCGGGTGGTGGAGCTCGACGCCGGCTACGACCGGGATGCTAATTCGGCCCCCGGCGATGACGACGCGGCCGAGCTGGCGGCCGAGCACGGCGCCGACGTGATCATTTACGACGACGAGGATATTCGGGGCCAGTCGCATCGGTGCTGGCGGCTGCTGACCGAGGCGGCGCTCGGCGCCATCGGTGACGTTTCGACCACCGCGGCCGAGTAGCGGACACACACAAACAAACAGGGAGAAACGGACAAATGACGACGACGACGACGACACGACCGGAACGGGGCGCAGCGATGAGCTATGCCATCTTCGACGCATGGGACAACGGGGCGTGCATCGAGGAGGTGCAACCGTGGGAGCTCGGCTGTTTCGAGTCGACGCTTGCGGCGATGGATTTTGATGAGGTGTTCGCGTGGGCCATCGAGGGCGCCACCGAGACCAATTACATCGTCGTGCGGCAATACGACGCCGATGGCCACTGTGTCCGGGAGGAGTCCGAGGAGGTGTCGAAATGAGCGAGACAAAACAGATCACAATTCGGCTGCCGGCCGACGTCTACGTGGCGGCGATGGCCGCGGCGGAGCTCGACCGGCGCAAGCTCGCGACGTGGATCGCGCTCGCCATCGAGGCGGTGCTCGAGGCGGCGGC